GCCCAGAAAAGTGTTTATCTTTTTTAATAAGCCAAGGAGTTTCAAGGTATTGTGTCGGATTTTGTATCGCAATGAAGAAAGTTTATATGCTCTTTCACCTCCTTTAAGGGATTAAAGGAGGTTTTTTATTGTTTTTATACGATAAGTTAGATATTATGTGGAGTAGAGAAGAGAAAAACGCTTACCAAAGAGAATACCGCAAGAGAACACATAACGCCTGCACGCATAGATATGAAAAGACAATAAAAGGTTTTTTGATGAGGAAATACAGAAATATGTTAAGTCGGGTTCGCGGTATTCAAAAAAATAAAGCCCACTTATACTTTGGTAAATATATCTTACCCAAAAAAATGTTTTATCAATGGTCGTTAAAAAATAAAGACTTCAGAAGATTATGGTCTCTATGGGTTAAAAACGGCTATAGTAGAAGATTATGCCCAAGTATAGATAGGATTGATTCTTCTATAGGGTATCATTTATTTAATATGCGGTGGGTAACGCAAAGTGAAAATTCTATGAGGGTAAGGGAAAATAAAAAATAAAGTTGGCTAATAAAGTATAAAATAGAAGAGATGTTATAATTCAAAAAAAGTGGTATAATTTAAGATTATGAAAGAACAGTAGTTATTATAATTAAAAGGTCGTTTAATAATTTATTTTAATTTATTTTTTAATTTATTATGGCAAATATATCAAATTATTATGAAAACACGATTATAAATCATATGTTGCGTGCCGCTTCGTTTACGCCGCCAACAACAATATATTTGGCTCTCTACACAGAAGCTCCGACAGATGCTGGCGGTGGAACGGAGGTGTCGGGTGGTTCGTATGCTCGGCAATCTTTTACTTTGTCCGCCGCTTCTGGTGGAGCGACTTCAAACGCCGCCGATATAACTTTCCCGACGGCTACAGCGAACTGGGGAACGATTGTCGCAGTAGGAATCTTTGACGCTTCAACCTCTGGAAATCTTTTAATGTGGGGTAACTTGACTACGAGTAAAACAGTCAATAACGGCGACACATTCAAAATTGCCGCTGGAGATTTGGATATATCGTTTGATTAAATAATTAAATAAATATGGCTCGTCTCTGGTCTTGCGGTTTTGAGCTTCAGTCAACCACTTCTTTAATGGAGTGGGATACCACCACTGGTTCTCCTTCTATAAACACGTCTACCAAAAGAAGTGGGGAGGCGGCTTTGCGTTGTAACACAACATCTACAACTGCTTATATTTCTCATAGATTTAGGAGTAATGATCTTGAGGATGTTTATATCCGTTTTTACCTTTATATTGCTACTTCCCCATCTGTAACTACGACAATCTCTGATTATGGAGATGGTTCATTTCAGGCATCAAAAATAAGATTGAGAGCAGACAGAAAATTAGAAGTTACCTATAATAATTTAACAGTAAGCGGGACTGGAACAACGGTTTTGAATACGGGGCAATGGTATAGAATAGAGTATTATTATGACGAAACAAATAATAAAGTAACCCTAAAAATAGACGGAAACACAGAGTTGAATGCTGTTTCAAACAACGATGTTGGCGGTGGTGGATTTGTTAGATTTGGCGTTATTGATTCTGCTACGGCTGATTTATATTTTGACGATATAGCGATAAACGATACTTCTGGTTCTTTTCAAAACTCTTGGGCAGGGGCTGGTTCAATCGTTCACCTTAATCCCTCTGCCGCTGGAGATAACGCCGCTTGGCCGAGAGCGGGAACGGACAGCGGAGCAAACTGGAGTCAAGCTAATTCTGTGCCGCCCAATGACGCTACGGCTTATCTCAACCGTTCATCTGGCCAACCCATTGACGACCACAAAGTTCAAGACCCAACAAACAGAGGTATTGGTTCGTCTGATACTATTACTTTAGTGGCTGTTGGTGTGCGAGGCGGGTCTACCAGCAACACGGCAAACACAGGAAGAAACCTCAACCTTCGGCTAAAAAGTGCTTCAGGCGGCACGCTAGCTACCGCCACCTCAATAGACTTTTCAATTAACGGCTGGACGACACATTCTGACCCCACTCCAAGAGTTTATAAATTAACCAGATATACCGACCCCACTACAGGCAGCGCTTGGACTGTTACTGGCACAAATTCGCTAACAAATATGCAGATTGGCGTTCAGCCGTCTGCTTCTTCCACTACGGTTGTGAGATATACAGAAGTATGGGCTTTGGTTGAGTATGTGCCATCTGGCGGAACAATTGTTTATGGTTCGGCTACTTTGACTGGTGTTGGTGGATTGAATGCTATTGGTGTGTTAATTTTAGTGGGTGGTTCTACTATCTCTGGTTATGGAACATTAACTACAATTGGCGGGATTCTTTTATTCGGGAATTCTAATTTATCTGGGATAGGTAGTTTAACCGCTACTGGCGGATTTGTTGTTTTTGGTATTACTTCTTTATCTGGACAGGGAATCATAATTTCGGTTGGAAATGTTATTTTAGGAGGTGTTTCTAATTTGTATGGATATGGAACACTAACAGCTGAAGGTGGTGTTATTATATCTGGCTCATTACTTATACTTGGAGAAGGCAATCTTGCTTCTGATAGTAGCCTATTTATTAGTGGAAGTTCTGCGATTTATGGTTTTGGTAATCTTGAGATAAATGGAGGACTTATTTTATTTGGCACTTCTTACTTATCTGGTAGTGGGGAATTAGTAACAAATCCAATACTTATTATTGCTGGGACATCTTTCCTGTATGGAGTAGGAACAATAACATCAGAAGGATTTTTAATAATAGGAGGCGCTTCTTCTCTATCTGGAATTGGTGATTTATCTGCTAATGGACAAATTCAAGGCGAAGGCATTGTTTATGGCTCATCTCTAATTTATGGGCTGGGGAATCTTGATGTCGCAGGTAGTCTTGAATTAAGTGGTTCAAGTTCTCTAATAAATGTTGGTATTTTAACGGCTGACGGTAGTCTGATAATTATTGGACAAATCTCTTTGTCAGGTATAGGAATTGTTAATTCTAATGCCCAATTAATTGCCGGCGGCGGTGGTGATGGTGGCGGTGGCGGCGGTGGAGTAGCAGGAACTAAGAGAAAATTCTGGATGACATATCTTCTTTTAAGAAGAAGAAGAAAAAAACAACAAGAAACCGAAAAGGAAACAATAAAAAGAAGCAAATCAGCCGAAGAATTTATCAATGAACTTAAAGAAAAGATAATGGAAACCGGCATTGTTGAAAATACTCATAAACCATACCACCCTAGATGGAATCCAAGGCGACCGGTATCAGAAAGACAAGCGGCAAGAGTAGCATATAGTATTGCCAAAAAAGAAGGTTATAGAGTTGGTAAATATAGAGGTCCGAATAAAAAATAGTAAATTTTAAGAAAAAGTGGTATAATTTAAGAGTATGGAAGAAGAATTAAAAAGTGAAAAAACGGGAGAAAAACAGGAGTTAGAATATAAGGTTGGACCGGGGCATCCACCTTTGGAGTCTCGTTTTACAAGCGAAAATCAGCCGGAAAAAAGAGGAAGACCGCGAGGAAAAAGAAACTTTAACAAAGATTTTGAAATAGCGGCAAGGGAAGTTGCAAAAGCGTTGAGTTTGGGTGAAACTCCAGAGCCCATTTATATTGAGTTATTAAAGCAGGGCATTGAAAGCGGATTGAAGGGGAATTATAACTTCTGGAAAGATATAGTAGAAAAAATTTACGGGAAAGAAGTGGAAAGGATTGAGCAAGAAATTTACACAAATTTAATATCTGATGAACAATTTGATGCAATTATTAAAAAAGTTGTAGAAAGAAGAAATAATGGAAAATGAAAAATTATTATTAGCAAGAGAAGCGGCAAGGTGTTATTTTGATGCTTTTATTTTGTTACTAAAGAAAGATTATCAGTTTAATTGGCATCATAACGAGACTATTCATCATTTAGAAAAAGTAGAAAAAGGAGAAATCAAAAGACTTATTTTACTTTTACCTCCAAGACACGGAAAATCTTTGTTGTCCAGTATTATGTTTCCCGCTTGGTATTTAGGCAGAAATCCAGACCACGAAATTATTGTTTCATCTTATTCGGCAGATTTGGCTTCTAAATTTGGGGCGCAAACAAGGGATATAATAAATACTCCGGAATACAAATTTGTTTTTGGACACGAAATTAGAGAGGATATAAGCGCTAAAAGCGAGTGGAAATTAAAAGGACATAATGGCAGTTATGTTGCGGTTGGCTTGGGCGGAGGAATAACTGGACGTGGAGCGAATTTGCTTATTATTGATGACCCAGTTAAAAACAGAGAAGAAGCAGAAAGCCAAGTTTATAGAGAAAAAGTATGGGATTATTTTACTTCAACTCTTTATACGAGGTTAGAAAAAGATGGCAAAATTGTAATTATGATAACAAGATGGCACTTTGATGATTTAGTGGGAAGACTTTTAAAAGAACAGCCGGAAGATTGGGCAGTTATCAAATATCCAGCAATAGCAGAAACAGAGGAGAAATATAGAAAGTTTGGCGAGCCGTTATGGCCAGAGAAGTATAGTTTAGACGATTTATTAAAAATAAAAGAAACAATTGGAACTTATAATTGGCAATCGCTTTATCAACAGACACCCATTGCTATTGAGGGACAAGAGTTTAAGCCCGAATGGATTAAAACCAGAAAAGCAGAAGAAATCCAAAAACTTGAAGTTAGGAAGTTTTTGACAATTGATCCGGCGATGTCAAAAAAAGATTCCGCGAATTATACCGGATTTGTTATTAACTACGTAGACAAAGAAAATAAATGGAATATAAAAGCATTTAAAAAAAGAGTTTCGCCAACAGAATTGGTAGATATGATTTTTTCTTTATATGAATTAGAAAAACTTGAAAAAATAGGAATAGAAAAAACTCAATATCTTATAGGATTAAAGCCATTTTTAGACGAAGAAATGAGAAAAAGAAATGTCTTTTTGCCTATTGTAGAATTGGAGCATAGTCAAACGGCAAAAGAGATAAGAATCAGGGGTTTAATACCAAGATATGAAAGCGGAAGCGTTTTTCACATTGAGGGAGAATGTAAGGATTTAGAGGAAGAAATGTTTATGTTTCCGAAGGGAATTAATGACGATGTTTTGGATAGCTTGGCTTATCAGTTACAGATAGCCCAGCCGCCGGGAATGGATAAAAAACTACAAATGATGCAAATACAATCAAGAAGGGATTATTTTTCCAAAAACTCGTTTGAATAAGAAATAAGGCTATATTATAATTAGTCCTGTAAATAATATGCCGTTCAAGTCTAAATCACAATTAAGAAAGTTTGCTATCCTTGTGAAGCAAGGTAAAATGAGTAAAAAGGTTTTTAAAGAATGGTTAAAGGAAACACCAAATATAAAGGTGTTGCCAAATAAGGTTAAAAGAATAAAAAGAAAGAAATGATTCTAGAAGATATATTTAAGCAAGTTCGTCACGAGATTGACGATTATAAAAATGGAACCATTAAGATAGCTAATGGTTATAATTTTAATACTTATAGGCTTATTAATAAGGTAATTTTTTATACTAATTCAAAGTTTGAAAGTGGAGACAAAGACTCGCGGGGAAGAAAAAAATTCTTTTATAATATTGTCCTTTTTAGAAGGGATACTACGAAGCGTCTTATTGATGTAGATATTAAGCACTTTAGGATATTTTCCCAAAATACGATGAGGCAAATAAAGGCGTTGTTTTTAGAACACGGCTTTAAGAATTGGGCGAGAGATAATGATTTTGGCGAACTCTTAAACGAAATGGCGGAAGATGCCGCTACTTTTGGGACCACGATTATAAAGTTGAGCAAAAAATTAGTTCCCGATGTGGTTGATTTGCGGAATGTGTATTTTGACCAAAGCGCGGAAAATCTTTCAAAAGCAAGATATATCATTGAGGAGCATTTACTTACTCCGGCAGGACTTTTAGAGAAAAAAGAAGATGGCTGGCAAAATGTAGATGATTTATTGGAAAGATGGAAAGAGTCGGGAGAGGAATTTATTAAAGTTTATGAGAGGCAGGGAATTTGCCCGGAGTCTTGGGTGAAAAAAGGAGGGAAGGATAATAAATTTGTAAAGAGTTGGTTTTTTGTTGCCGATGTGGATGACTACAAAAAAACAAGGTCGGGAATTATAGAAAACGGACTTGTTCTTTGGAAGGGTGAAGTTGATGAATATACCTACTTTGACTTTTCAATTAGAAAACAAAAAGGAAGATTACTTGGCGTTGGAGATGTTGAGCTGTTGCTTGATGCTCAAATTAGGAGAAACGAAATAGCAAATCAAAAGTCAGTGGCGATGGAGATTTCAAGCAAGCATCTTTTTATTACGCCAGATGATACTTCATTGGTGGGTTCTAACTTTATTACGGATTACATAGACGGAACGATTTTGAGGGGGACTTCTTTAACTCCGGTTGCTACTGAAAATAGAGATTTGTCTTCTTGGAAAAGCGAGGAGCAAATGTGGGATTTATTGGCCGATAGGTTAACCTTTACTTATGATGTGGTAAGGGGTGAGTCTGTCCCGGCAACAACGCCGGCAACGAATGCTTTAATTCAAGAAAGACAAAGTCTTGGGAACTTTGGACTTATGAGACAGAACTTTGGGCTTTTCTTGGAAAGATTTGTTGGAAAGTATTTATTGCCCAAACTTGTAAAACAATTCAATGAAAAAGAATTATTACAAATTATCTCTAACTCTTTAGATGATATTGAACAGGTTGACGCTTTTCTTATTGAAGAGTTAAAGAAAAACTACATTTCACAATACTTTGAAGAAACAGGTTTTGCCCCTCCGGAAGAAGAACTTGCTGATTATGAGAAAAAAATTAAAAAGGAGATTTCAAAGGGCGGGCTTGTTAGGGCTATCAATTATGGGAAGGGATATTTCAAGGATTTTGAATATCAAGTTATTGTCAATGTGGTTAATGAAAAAGTTGACCCGACTACTGAAGTGATTAACCTCCAGAACTTCTTAAATCAGATAGTAAATCCGCAGGTATTACAAGACCCATTATTAAGAAGGTTTATTTATAAGATAGCAGAAAAAATAGGAATTCCGGTAACTGATATCCAGAAAATTGAAGAAACAAAAGCAATACAACAAACGCAATCTTCGCAGGGTTTGCCCAAAATAACGCAATTATTAGGGGGGCAGGTATTAAATGAAAACGAAATGTCACAGACGCCAACTCCCCCAATGGGATCGGTTATGACGCAATAATATGAAGATAACAGAAGAACATAAAAAAGCGTGCCAATTGATTAAATCCCGTAAAGAATGGGAATACATTGAAGAGATTTTGAAACTTTACCTTGAGGGATTAAAAGATATAACAACGCTTGATGAAGAGGAAAAGAAACTTGATAAAAATGTAGTTTTTGAAGGAAGGATTATAGCTTATAAGGCGTTGAAAAACTTTTTAAATACTATCGGACTTTTATCTCAAAAAACAAAGGTCGGTGAAGATAATTATGAATAATAAAAAAATGACATTGAGAAAATTAAGATTAAGAAAAAAGTAAAAACTTGAGGGCTTGTGGGAAAACCTCGTTTAAAAACCCGCATAGCGGAGGCCAACCGCTACAAAAGGCTATTGGGGAGTGGCAACCCCTTATAAACCAATAAGTCCTTTTAATAATATGGATGAACAAAATTTAGAGTCGCAGGATACTCCTCAAAATCCTGACAGCACTTCGGATGCTGTAACTTCCGAACCAACTTCAGATGATGGCTTCACTTCTGAAGGTGGAGAGTCGGTAGAAGAGTTGAAAGAAAAAAATAAACAACTTTACGCACGACTCAAAAAACTTGAAGCTAAAGTTAAGTCTTCTGCAAAAACAGAAGAACCTAAAAAGGTCGTTGAAAATCAGGATGGCGGGAAACCTGATGATAAGGAGTGGAAAGAAAAGATTGAATTTCTTGTAAAAAGAAGGGATTTTGATGCCGACGAGTTGGAAATTGTTTCTACCTTCGCAAAGGGGCTTGGAAAGCCACTTGAAGAGGCAGTGAAACATCCAGCCGTTGAAGGTGCTTTGAAAGCGCTTCGTGAAAAGAAGGAAGCTGAAAGAGCGTCCTTGCCGGCATCAAGTCGTTCTTCTGGAGGAGATGATAATTCCTTGCTTGCCAAATGGAAGTCGGGAAAACTCTCCCAAGAGGAGTTCAAAGAGAACTTCCGTAAAATCCAAGAAGAGTTTTTTTCTACTAAAAGAGGAAATCGGTCTTTTGAGTAATTAACTTTCCTTACATCGGTATAACCGCTTATCTTAAAAAGTTATGCCTTGGCCTACTGGCACTTTTACAGCAACAAACCTTGCTTCGTATATCCCAGAAGTTTGGGGTGAAAAAATCAATGATTACTTCAAATCAGAAATTCAAGCGGCCAACTTTTTCGTTGACCGTTCAGATGAATTAGCTGATGGGGGTGATACATTGCACACTCCAGACCTTTCTGCGATGACTGCCAATGCCAAAGCAAACGCTACCGCGGTAACTTTGAACAGCGCTACCTACTCTACCAAAGACTTGGTCGTTAACCAGTGGTATGAGGTAAGTTTCGCAAGCACAATTACGACCTTAATTCGCCAATCATTATTGCTCTTTTACAATCAATGTTATGCGTAAATTGTAAGAATAAGGAAATTCCTCCAGACCATAAAAAATGTTGTTCTTGGAAATGTTTTGTTGAATGGAGTAGAAAAAATAGAGCAGTGCAAAGATTTTGTCTGAATTGCGGAAAAGAGTTTTACAGAAGAAAGAGCTATCTTAAAAAGCAAAAAATATTATTTTGCTCTTTGAAATGCAGAAGTGAATATGGAAGGGTAAAATTAAAATGCGAAAATTGCGGAAAGGAATTTTCTACATTTAAGAGTTATGCAAAAGATAGAAGAACTTATTGCTCAAGAAAATGTTTAGCCGACTATAGAAGAATATTATATCTGGGGGAATTAAACCCAAATTACAAAAATGGATTAAGGTATATCGGAACGAGAATGAGAGGATTGATTGCTTACAAGAAATGGAGGCTTGCGGTTTTTCAGAGAGATAATTTTACCTGTCAAATATGCGGGGAAAAATTAGAGAGAAAAATGCTTGAACCGCACCATAAGGTAAGATTATGGAAGTTATTGAGTGATTATCCCGGAGACAGAAATAATCCATTTTGGTTAAATGATCCTTATTTTTACGATATAAATAACGGGATAACCCTATGTAAAATCTGTCATAGAAAAACATACAGGAGAGATAATGATGACGAATTATTGAATAATGGGGCTAATTCTGTAGAAGTCCAGAAATTGGATAATACAGAGCCAGCAGGAGAGATTGCGAAAGGCTCTCCGGGCGAGTGAGGAGGTCAGGGGTGAATAAATATAATCCCCACAAATGTCCCAGCCGAAAGGCGTGATATGACCCGAACCTTGTAGTAATACAAGGAAACGAGAAAGAGATGTTCTTGTGATAACAAAATTGAATTGAGGATAAAGAAGCTGTTCAGGTTATGCGTTCTTTCTACCTCCAAGACAGGTTGGCAAAGAATGCCGGATATGAGTTAGCAAAGAAGTTAGAACAGGCAATTACCGACTTGTTTAGTTCATTTACTTCTTCGGTTGGCACTTCTACTACTGATCTTGTTGACTCAAATATTCGCAAGGCGATTGCTATTTTGGCGGCTACGGGCGCTAATCTTGGTGAAGCGGCATTCTTCATTGACACCGCTGTTGTATGGGATGACTTGATGGGCATTGATAAGTTCACTTTGGCTGTCAATGCTCCGGAGATGTCTCCTATCGGCAAGGGTGTTATGGGCAAGTTGTATAGTATTCCTCTCTATGCCTCTAACTTCATTAAGAATGTTAGCGGCTCAACGGGAAGATACAATGCGCTTGCCGTGAATGATGCTATTCACTATGCCACTGCTTCGTTGCCTGTGATGACAGAAAACGGAACAGTTGGCAAACACGGCATTCGTGTGCAGTCGTCTTACCAGCAAGCATACCTCCATACATTGACTACTGCGGATATTCTCTACGGAGTTGTCCTCAATAGAACCAATGGTGGTGTTGCGATTATAACTGCTGAATAAGTGGTTATCCTTTGAGGGGGTGGGGTTTCCTCACGACCCCGCCTCCTCTGTGAGGAGGATTAAAAATATGGGAGTATTTATTGCAAAAAATCTACATAAAGAAAAAAGGTTCTTTAACATCAATGGGGATGAAATAAATCCCGAAACCCACGAAGTAATTAAACCAAAAGAAGTATTGAGAACTCCTACACCGGAACAATTGGCAAAGATGGAGGAGAAATTAAAAAAGCAAGCAGAGATGGAGGAAAAAGGAATTAAGCCCGAGACTTGGAAAGATATAGTAAAATGAAACCCTACTTTTCTTTTGGATTATATCAAGGTTGTAATTATGTGAGACTTTGGCTGCCGATGAAATATAATGGTTGGGTTGGCGATTATAAAACCTTGGAAGAAAGGCGAGACCCGAAAGATGCTACTCAATTAATGCTTCAGTCAGATATTGTGGTAATGCATAGACCATTTGAGGTTCAAAGAATAGAGATAGCAGGAATTATTAAGAAAATGGGGAAGGCGTTGGTGGTTGATAATGATGATACCTATAAAGACCCGATTGGAGTAAAAGGCAAGTTAAAAGAATATGCGGAAAATATAGACAAAAGAATTGAGAGTTTTATCAGGAATGCTGATTTAGTTACTTGCTCAACAGAGTTTCTAAAAGAAGAATATCAACGCATAAATAAAAATGTTTACGTCTTGCCGAATTGTATTGATCCAGACGATTGGCCGGCTCCGCAAGAATATCAGAATGAGAAGATAAGGGTTGGAATTGTAGGTTCGGTAGCGTATGACGATTTTAAGATTTGTAAAGGTGATTTAGAGAAATTAAGCAAGGAGAAGGATATTCAGATTGTATTATTTGCTTTTCATTCTGAAAGCGATGAAGACTTAAAAGGATGGATGAATATTAATTATGAGTTTAATCCGTATGTCAGAATTGATGTAAGTCAAATATAAAGTTCTTGGAAATGACAATGCTTGAAATTCCCGTTTTGGCGCAAGGGTTTTATGACGGGACTTCTCCATATCAGCAAAACAAGGAAGACCAGAAATATATGACTATTGTTTATGATAACTGGTATAATGTGGTTATGGAGGCAAAAAATAATTTAGAAAAATTAAAACAAAAAGCGAAAGAAGCGAGAAAATATGTTTTAGAAAATTATAATATAAAGACAAAATATAAATTGTGGGACAAGATATACAACAAAATCAAATAAATAAAGAAGTCGGGACGAGAGAGATTTTATTAGACGACAGAGAGATTAAAGGCCTTTTACAAAGGCGTTCCAAATATGCTGAAAAGCAGTTGGGGGTTGTAAAGGAGATGAGAAAACTAGAGGCGGAGTATAACGAATTACAAAAAACGATTACAAAGTTTAATGAGCAGATTTTAGAGGTTGTGTATAAAAATTATCTTTTCCTTTTTAGAGAGTTTGAAGATATTTCAGAAGTGAGATTGGGAGATAAAGAAAAAATTATTTTGAAACTAAAAGACGCGGTTGAAGAGTTGAAAGTCATTGCCAAAGACAAGTTTTTAGAAAATAGAGTTAAATACGAAAATAAAATAAAAGAAAATCAAAAATAATATGGTATTTAATGATACAACAAATAAACAGGGATTAGTTCAGGATACTTGGTTTCATATTTTTGGAGATAGTTTGGACCATTCTGCGGAATATCCTGTTGCTGATATTGCCAGAAATATGAATGAAGAATTATACCAAGTGGGGATTTTGCATTGGAAGCATTCTCCCAAATGGTCTTTTATGGACGCTAATGAGAGCAAATTAAACATTGCTACGACTGATTTGGTTAATGGCCAAATGGATTATTCATTGGACACCGATATTATTCACATTGAAAGAGCCGCTATTAAAGACAAGGACGGAAATTGGAGAGATTTATATTTTATTGCTTGGAGCGATATTCCTTATAATCCAGAAGAGTGGGCGGGCGACCCCGGACTTCCAGCCAAATACTCGTTTAGGGGTAATTCGCTTTTCTTATTCCCTGCTCCTTCGTCTAATGATGTTACCCAAAGCGATGGATTAAAGATTTACCTTTCAAAACTTTCTAATGAGGGTAAATTTGTCGCAAGCGATACAACAAAAACTCCGGGATTTAATCCTGCTTTTCACAGGATTTTATCTTTGAAGGCGGCTATGGATTATTTATTGGGGAATGATATGGACAAATACAATGCGGTAAAACAAGCCCATTTAGAGTTAAAGGCGTCTTTTATCTCTTGGCTTCAAGAGAGACAAGGGACGAATAGGAGAAATGTTTTAATACCAAGAAAAGAAAATTATCAATAATATGCATTTAGAAGTTAAACAATTTTTAAGTAAAATAAAAGAACAAAAGCCGGATATTTTTACTGGTAAGAGAGTTTTAGAGTTGGGGAGTTTGAATATAAATGGAACACCTAGAGAGTTTTTTGAAAATTGTAATTATACAGGCATAGACAAAATTGAAGGAGATGGAGTTGATGTTGTTTCAAAAGCCCACGAATTTAAGAGCAAAACAAAATTTGATGTTGTTATTTCAACAGAAATGCTGGAACACGATAAATACGCAGATGAGAGTATAAAAAATGCTTGGAAATTATTAAAAAAAGGAGGTTATTTAATTATAACCGCCGCAAATGTAGGCAGAGCGCCGCATTATCAAGAAGTTGGAGAGGACAACTATTATGAGAATATAAGCAAGGAAAGAGTTGAAAAATGGGCTGGGGAATTAGATAATTGCGAAATTTTAACAATAGAGGAGGACGAACAAAAACAAGATATAAGGTTTATTTTTAAGAAAAAATGAGTTGGAGTTATCAAACAAAACATAGTGGGAGTTTAACATATCAGGATAAGAGTGGTGTTTTGGCGTATATTTTAACAGATAATTCTGATTATGTTTTATTAGGAGTGGCCGAAAATGAGGTGTTGGTTTGGAGCGATCCAGAATTTAATTGGTCATATCAAAATAAATCATAAATATGGCAAATAAATTATTTTCACAACTGATGAGAGGGACTTGGAGCAACACCACTGCTTATACCGTGGGTGATATTGTTGTTCGCAATGGTTCTTCTTATGCTTGTGTTTCTAACAACACTAACCAAGACCCAGCAACAGATACTAACGGGACTTATTGGAAACTTTTGGCGCAAAAAGGGGATACTGGCGCTACAGGTTCTCAAGGACCAACAGGAGCAACTGGGCCACAAGGAGCAAAAGGATTAAACTGGAGAGGGACTTGGAATAATTCTACTTCTTATGTTGTTGATGATGCGGTTGAACGCAACGGCTCGTCTTATGTTTGTATTCAAGCAAATACAAATCAATCACCGCCAAACGCTACTTATTGGGAGTTATTAGCGCAAAAAGGAACTGATGGGACTGGGACGGGAGATGTTGTCGGTCCCTCTTCTGCCACCGATAACAATATAGCTTCTTTTAATGGCACTACAGGAAAAGTTATTAAGGATAGTGGCGTATCCGCTTCTTCAGTAGTCGTTGGCCCAGCTTCCTCCACAAATAACAATCTTGTCGCCTTTGACGGCACTACTGGGAAACTTATAAAAGATAGCGGCAAATCTTCGGCTGATTTTGTTTCAAACGCCGGCTCGTCTCCATCTATTCAGGCGGGAACAGACGCAGGCAAACCAGCGGCGGGAACAGCGGGAAGGATTTATATTGCCACTGATACAAAGAAAATATACCGAGACGATGGGTCTGCTTGGGTTTTGATGGGAACAGCAGATCATACACAACTTTCAAACATCGGCACAAACACCCACGCTCAAATTGACAGCCACATATCAGCTAGTTCTAGCGTCCACGGAGTAAGCGGCAGTGTAGTTGGGACTTCTGATAGCCAAACTTTGACTAATAAAAGAATAAACTTGAGGGTGGATAGCTCTACAAGCGTGGCTACTCTTACTCCCAATATAGACAGCTACGATATGGAAGTTATTTTGAGTCTTAACCAGAATTTGACGGTTGCTAATCCAACCGGCACGCCGACTGATGGGCAACGATTGACTATTCGTATTAAAGACAATGGAGCTAGCCGAACAATCTCGTGGGGGACTGCCTATAGAGGAAGTTCTGATTTACCTTTACCTACCGCGACAACAGCGGGTAAAACAATGTATTTAGGGTTTATTTATAATGCCGACTTTTCTAAATGGGATTTTGTGGCGAAGTTAGATAATCTATAGAATATGGCGTTAAATGTTGCGACAGGAACATATACAGGAGATGGGTCAAGCCCAAGAGGGATAACTGGTCTTGGTTTTACCCCGAAAGTGGTTATTATTTTCGCTACAACTGGGTCGGTAAATACATCCGCTACTTTATTCAAAACCGACCAACATCCCCAAGGCGCGAGTAGTGTTTCTTCAACGATGGGAGACAGCGGACAAGCCGTGGGTATTGATTCTTTGGATTCTAATGGTTTTACGGTGAGAGGTGAAAAAAATACATCGGGGGTAGATTATTATTACCTTGCTTTGGCGGGGACGGATGTCAAAACAGGGACTTATACTGGTAATAATTCGGATAATAGAAATATCACGGGGGTTGGTTTTCAGCCCGAATGGGTTGTGTTGCAGGGAGATACTGGCAATGCTGTTCAAAAACCGGCCTCCTCCGGCAATAGCACAGATATTGCACAATACTTTTCTGATTTTGCCGAAGAACCTAATGGTATTCAAGCTCTACAAGCTGATGGATTTCAGATTGGGACTGATGGGACGGTTAATGCTTCTGGAAAGACTTATTATTATTTCGCAATCAAAGCAAGTGGTTCGTTCAAAACTGGAAGCTATAGCGGTGATAACAATGATAATCGTTCTATTACAGGCGTAGGGTTTGAGCCGACAGCTGTTTTGGTAAAATCGGCCAGTTCAACACAAGCAGGTTGGAGGACTAGCGCTCATTCAGGAGATTTAACAAGTTTATCAAAAGGGAACACGACCCCGATAACAAACGCGATTCAAGCGTTTGAAGCAGATGGATTTCAGGTGGGGAACAATGCGGTAGTTAATTCTAGCGGCGGTTATTATTATGTGGCCTTCGCGCCAACACCATTTTTTGGCAACGCATTCTTTATCTTTTAATAGTTAATGGGTTTTTTAGATTATGTCAGATTACCTATTTCAATCCGTGGATAATTTATCAGGGTTGGCAATACTAGGGATTTTTGTTATTTCTTTATTGCCCTTGATAAAGGTATTGGCTAAGTTTCTTGATAAGAAAATAAATAACGGCATTTCGCCTGATATTTACGATAAACTTAATATTATTTCTAACGATAATCATCACCAAATATTAGGAGTTCTCCAAGAGATTAGAGATATTGTTTATCGCACAGATAATAAAATTAGCCGTGTAATTGAAGGGATAGAGATTATAAAAGAAAGAACAAAAAAATTATGAGGTTAGATTTTCCATTAGACCAAGACGACAAAATTGCGATTAAAGAGACCTTGTTTGTAAAGGGGACAGCCACACTTGTTTCCGGTTCGGCGACAATTATCAATCCCAGAATATCAACTTCTTCTGTCGGACTTGTTTCAAGAAAAACAGCAGGTGGAACAACGGGAGATTTAAGAATATCTTGTTCGGGCGGGCAGGCGACAATCACAAGCTCAAGCGCGACTGATACTTCCGATGTTTATTATTTAATACTTGTATGAAGCCAATATTATTCCAAAACTTCAATAAATGCACGATTAAATCTCTTGAGACATATGAGAATGATGAAGAACTTTATCATCGGCTTATCGTCGGATATAATCCTATGTGGAAGTATGGACTTCCAAGCGGAGAATTGACGGTTGATAATAATGACGCGGTTTATCCGCTTATGCCGTCTCTTAAAGAGAATGTGCCGTCTTCTTTTGGAAGTTATGGCAATATAGTTTCTGCCGCTGATCCTATTACTCAAAGCGGTAAAGGCGATTTTTATGTTGTTACCTCAAAAGGAAGAGTCTTGGGGTTAAACCAAAACGGAGTTGTTACTGGAGCGGATTATGGATATTTTACTGGTTCGGCAATAAATAATAATAATGCAGTTGATATTACTGTTTTTAATGGGAAAATCGTTGTTATCTATCCTTTGGGTGGAAGTAGTTTTTACAAAAATGAAGATAATTCCGGGTCTTGGTCAGTTTTTGGTTCTTTTAGCACCCCGAGGATAGTAGGAACATTCGCTAATTGGCTTTATGTAGCTGATACTGATACGGCTTTAGGGACAAGGAGGTATATTAAGATTTTTGATACTTCTTTTAATCCGCTAAACCCTGCTTTTGATTTGGGGGTTGGCAATGTCGTGGTTGATTTTAGGAATATCAATAATCAATACATAGCCGTTGTCGGTCAATCGGTTTCTTTTAATTCCGAAAATAAGGTTTATATCTGGGAGGGATTGCCGGGAGTTTCATTTATAAAAGAAATTCCGTTTTTGGGGCAATATAAAGGGTTGACCAAAGTCGGCAATAGTTGGTTTTTGGTAAGCACTCTATACAATGATTTATACATTTATGAATTATCGGGATTAACACTTTTGTTAAAAAAGGTTCTTTATGGAATAAGACCATTTTTCAATCAATTCATTTTTCGCTCCGCTATAACATCTATCGGCAATAATTTGGTTATACCGGTTTCGGTTGATGGTTATTACCTTCTTTTCTTCAATCCTTTTGAAGATGAGCTGTTTATGGATAAAGTTTCTTCAAATACAGTTTTTCAATATGGGATTAAAAAGGCCATTCAGACAAACGATTATTTAGTTTTGTTCTCTGGCACGGAAGGAGAGATGAGATGGAAACTAACCGGAGGTTTGGGGGCAACTTCGCCATCGGCTTACTTCTCCTCCTCTCTTACTGGTTCTTATGTTTCTAATTGGATAAATTTCCATCAGACTATAACTATCCGCAAAATTGAGGTTTATTATGATGGCAAACCTGATGCCGGCGGCTCAATTGCCGTTTCGCTAGATACAAAGAATGAGGAGTTATACGCGGATTTTGCCACTTCAAGCATCGGGAGTGTTACTAATTCCGACAGCAAGCATCGCAAAGTATTCTCAGTCGGCAAATCCTGTTCAAAGTTCAGATTGAAATTAACAATTACACACGGCGGAACGGATAACTGGTCGGGAGCAGTAAAAAAGGTTATTGTTTGGTATCAATAAGGTAGACAAAAGACCTAGAGTTATATCATAATTATATTACTATATTATGGCGTTACTTGATTTTATAACATCACCAATAAAAGCGATTAAGAATTTATTTGTTGGCGGTAGCGGGGCGACTACGACTCAACCGCCGCCGACTCCAGTTGCTCAAGCAACACCACAAATGACTCCTGCCAATAATGTTTATCAATCCAAACCTCAGATTTCCCCTAATGTTTATCAGCCGAAATCGCCGCCGACCTTAACTTCAACCACTTCCGCTTCAACCATTCCTGTTTCTTCTATTACTTTACCAGAGCCGAAAATAACCCTTGAGTCGCCGAAAATCAGCCCGAATATAAGCGGAGATGTTATTGATTTAGGGAAGATTACTCCGACAAAAACACCGACCGTTGACCAAAAAACTATTGCTGATTTAAGCAGTCGGCTAAACGAGTTATACAAGACCACTATTTCTCTTCAAGAGTCAATTCCAAAAGCGATTACACCGCCGAGCCAGTCGCAAGTTTTAGGCGGCCAGATAACCGACGAAAATATATTCCAGTCAGTTATCAATAAATACAAAATCTCCGAAAAACAGCAAGCAATAGATACGATGAGACAAAGAATTTTGGCGGCGACCCAAGTTTTTGATGATGCCGTGAAAGAACTTTCGCAGGAAGGCGGAGTTCCCGAAAATATCCGCCAAAAAAGAGTTCAGTATCTTCAAAATCAAGCCGACAAAAACCTTAAAGCGTTAGAGCTTCAATATAACTTCTTAATTGACGACTATAATAAGTCGCTTGATTTAGCGAAGTCGGAGGTAAGCAACATTACAACCGCCCAAGAAAGACAGAGAGACAACGCAAGGCAAATGATACAGCAACTTATTTCTACTGGCGGGCTTGGCGGATTGTCCGATGATGAATTAAATCAATGGGCAAGTGTAAGTGGATATCCCCTTGAAAGTCTTAAATCGTTAAGGAAGGCGGTAAAGCAAGGGAATGACTTAAAGATACAAAAGACATTGGATCAAATGCAAGCGCAAGCCGCAAATCTTGATTTGGCAAGACAGAGGTTAGAAGTCCAACAGACTGGAGGTGGAAATAGATTAACACTTATTGAAGCAAAAAATCTTGGTTTGCCAACATCTTTAGTTGGTATGAGTGAGGCAGAGATTGGAAGAGATTTAGAAAATCCAACGCCGCCAAATTGGTTTAAGACGATGACGGAAAATAGACTTCGGTCGTCTATTCTGCCATCAATACTTCAGGTTTATTGGGATGAGTTTAAGAAGAATTTAGAGCAGAAAAAAACCGCTGGCAGCACGAGCGAGGAAATCGTTAATCCATTCAAATAAAATATGAGCATTTTTGATGAAATCAATAATGCCGTAAATAAAATAACCTCTTCGGCTGTTGGGGGCGATTCTACTATTGGTATTTACGAGAAAGATAGTCAAGCGGGAAAAACTTTGCAATCTGCTCAAGCATTAGGGGAAGAATTAAGGACAAAAGTTGGGCATAAGATTGTTGATATTTCTCAAATTATTCCTCTTAAAACGATGCAATTTTTTGCTAATATCTCTAAATTTGCCGGGGGGACATTAAAAGAATCATTAGAAAGCGGTAAATTAAGTATTCCTGCTCCAGCACCGGAAGCTAAAACAATCACAGAAGCACTTGCCCCACAGCCATTTTTAAGCGAGGTTGTAGAAAGTAAAGTTAGGGAAATCCCTGTTATTGGCAAGATACCCGGTGTTGCTCCTGTTGTTGGATTTCTTTCTGAACTCCTTTTGCCTCCTTATGGATTAGGTGGTAAGGCAAAGTTTGCCGAAAAGGTTGCCCAGACAACGGAAAAAGGAGCATTAGAGGATTTACTTAAAACAGGAATTAAAGACATTACCGAGAAAGAAGCCGATACTTTGGCTACTAAATTAGCTCCGATAACCGATAAAAAGATAGTTGAGCAAGAGCTGGAGAACTTTGCGAAGACAAAGGCGGGACAAGTTACTCCATCAATTCCTAAAGAAAAAGTAACAAAAGAAGTTAAACCAGAAGTTGCTCAAGCGGCAAAAGTAGAAACTACCGCTCTTCCTGAAACGCTTGGTAAGGAGGCCGTTCCGGGTGTTGCCGAGCCCCGTCTCTTCCAGCAAAAACCCCAAGTAGAAACACCAGCAATAGAAAAAGCAGGAAAAGCAGGGGAGGAAACTTCGTTTGGTTCCGCATATAAACAAGTATATCAAAAAGAGGGCGGAGGGGCAATACCACCAACGAACCCGACTGAAATCGTATTTGGGATACCCGAACCCAAAAAGATTGGAGCATATCAGGCGTTTAAGGAGAAGGTATCCAATGCGTGGCTTGCTACTCGTGAGTTTGTTGAAAATGATTGGGAGAGAGTGAGAAGGTTAGTGCAAAGAAAGGATGTAAAAATAACCGAGTCATCTGATCCATATCAGGCAGAAATACTTTTTCACGGCAGGGTGGCGGCAAGAGTTGAGGAAGCAAAAGATATTGTTAAGGATATAGACCGAGATATTCTCAAGGTCTCTAAAACGCTTGGTATTAAAGATAGGCAAATAATTGATGATATAAATCAATATCTAATAGCAAGACACGCGCCAGAAAGAAACGCGGCGTTAGGTGAGAAAGCCGCCGGAATTACTACCAGCGAAGCTAAAGCAGTAGTTTCTAAAATAGAATCTTCTCCGCAAGGAAAAGAAGTTGTTAGAATTGCCAATAGATTACAAGAATTAAATAATAAAACCCTTGATGTTTTATTAGAAGGTGAGGTAATAGATAAAAAACTTTATGATACCCTTAGAAATAAATATAAGAATCACGTTCCATTAAATCGTGTTTTTGAAGATACCGAAGACATAGGGCAGGTGATTGCTGGTAGACCGTTTGATGTAAGGAACACGGGGATATTGAGGGCAAGGGGAAGCGAGCGGGAGATAGCAGATGTTTTCACAAATATCGTAACTAATTATGAACAAGCAATAATTCGTGCCGAGAAGAACAGGGTTGATTTGGCGACATTAAAGTTTGCGAGAGATAATAAACATTTAGGGATTTTTGAAGAAGTAAGGCCACCCCGAATTCCGGTTGCGAAAATTACCCATCGTGAAGCAATAGATGTTGAATTTTTTGATAAGGTTATAAATTTTGCAAAATCCCTTGGGGCAAAAGTTAGAACAAAGCCAAGAGAGGTGTTGGCGCACGAAGTCGGCCACTTTTTTGATGAAAAATTTGGACTAAAACGGAGATTCTTTAAGAGGGGCAAATCTAAAGAGGTTGCCGAAGAAATGATAAACTGGATGAAGGAAATTGGCGAACCCGAAAGTCGCATTAGAAAAGTAGAGGAAAGATTTGCTGATTCTTTTGAGTGGTGGCTTACAAATCGTGCATTAGCAGAAGAAGGATTGCCGCTTTTTTCAAAAGAAGTGAAAAAAATAATTCAGGAAATTCCGGAATTAAAACCACTGCTTGATATTAAGCCATCTGGTAGGTTTACCGTGCAGGGAATACAAGAAGTTATTTTTAGACCATCTGTTGATAAGTTATTAAATGACCCAACAATTCTCCCCTTGCGAGAAAAAGGTAAGCCCGTGTTTTTGAAAATAAATGATCCTCATTTAGCTTTAACCTTGAGAGGCGTGAATCGTTATAAGGTTGATGGAGTAATGAGGATGGTGCAAGCGATTACAAGGTTCTATTCTGGATTAGCGACTCGTTTTAACCCAGAGTTTTCGTTTCCAAATAAGATAAGAGATTTACAAGAAGCCGTTATTTATGCAGCCTCAAAAGGTGAGTTTGGATTTAGTGGGGCGACGAAGGTAGTGGGAAGGGAATTAAGATTACAAAACGAGAGAGCGATTCTTGATTATATTCGCGGTGTAGATTCTGAAGGAGCGAGACTTTATCGTCAAATGAGAATGGACGGCGGGACAACGGGCGGACTGGGGCTCTCTACAAGAGCAAGAGTAGAGTTGGATATTCAAAAGATAAGAGAACTAAACCGAAGCAATCCTAAAAAAGCGGTAGAAGCAATAATAAGCGGGATTGATAATTGGAATACTATTTTTGAAGATTCTACGAGGTTGTCGGTCTATCGTGAAGCACTGGCACGGGGGCTTTCGCGAGAACGAGCGGCGGTATTGGCTAAAGAAGCATCAATCAATTTCAACAAGTTTGGCAGGGGCGGGCCGGTTATTAACGCTCTCTATATGTTTTCCAACGCCTCTATACAGGGTTCTGTTAAGATGTTGCGGGCAATGAGAAATCCGAAAGTCGCAGGAGCGATAATAACATCTATTGTTGTTGCTAACGCTGTTGTAGATGAATGGAATGATAGAGTTGACCCAGATTGGCGAGACAAGGTTTCTAAATGGGACAGAATGAACTCTTTAATAGTAATGTATCCGAAAAGCGACGGCGGGGCTACTTATATTGCTATTCCTGTTGCGTGGGGAATTAAACCTATCAAAGTTACCAGCGATTATGCGTTGGATGCAATGTCGGGCAGGGCGAGTGGCATTAAAGATGTGATGAGCGGAGTTTTAGCGTCAATTATTGAAGGGTATAATCCAATAGGCGGAACAGACGTAACTTCGGCGATTACTCCAACGGCCTTAGACTTACCTGTTGATATAGCGAGAAATAGGGCGTGGAGCGGTAATAAAATCCGCCCCGACTGGGACCAGAACGCCCCGGCTTCAATTCAATACTTTTCTGACTTAAAAGACACGGTAACGGGGAAAACATTTATAGCAGTTACAAAAGGACTTTCTGGCGTAGGAATTGAGGTATCTCCTGCAGATATAAATTATGGTTACGAACAAATTATCGGAGGAGCAGGGAGGACTGTTTCAAAAATTATCAATACAATTACCAGTATAGGGAAGGGGGAGATGCCCCCAACAAGAGAGATACCAATTGTAAGTAGATTTTTAAGAACAAAAACCCAAGAACAGGTTGGAGCGGGGAGTAAAGATTTTGAAGACATTAAAAAGATTCTCGGAGAACAATCTCGGGCGAGATTTATTTTGAAACAGCAAGCCGAAGATTCTTATAATCAGCTTAAAAATCTTCCGAGAGAACAGGCCGCTCAAATGTTTGACCAAATTATTAGAGATGATCCTCAATTAGCCAAGAAAATCAACGAAATTATTGAAGATGAAAAACTTGGGCTTACCTATACCGACCGTCTTATAAAACAGTTGGGCGTTGAAAACGGCGAACGGGCGAAATTTATTGTTAAAAAATTAAATGAAAAGAAAACTAACCAAGAAAAAGCGGCTCTGTTTGATGAGTATGTGAAGAAGAAGATTATAACCAAAAGAGTCGCCAACCAAATATATCAAATGATAAATATCAATCCATATCAATGAGCTTCCTCAAAAAACAAAAAGGCACAGGAGCGTTACTTGACACCCGCCCCCCAGAAAAACGGATTAAAGATTTCAAATTTGAAGAGATTGTCGCCTCTGCTGACCCCGTTAATTGGGTAGAGAAGCCGCAAAGCGAGTGGCGAAAATTCCCGATATTTGACCAAAACGGGAGTAATCAATGCGTGGCGATGAGTTTGGCTAAAATCCTCGGTATTCAGCACTATATCAAAGAAGGCGAATGGATTGACTTTTCGGCTGGCTTTATTTACCAGCAAAGGGAGAACAAGCCAAGTAGCGGAATGAATGGCGTGGACGCGTGGGAAATAGTGAGAAAGAACGGGGCGTTGCTTGAGCAACTTTTTCCGTCGCAAAAGAAGACTGACGCGCAGATTGATAGTTATAAGGTTCAGCGGTATGAATATCAGCTGGCTCAAATTTTCAAGATAAATAATTATGTCGTTCTCCCTGTTGGCGATATTGACATAATTGCATCTACCATTCAGAAAACCAATAAAGGGATAATGGTTTGGTATTACTGGAAATATGACGAATGGGATTTACCCGTGCCTACCATTAAATATCCCGATTTGGATTTATATGCTCCGACTACAGCGAGACATAGCGTAGTAGCTGTAGATTATACATTGATAGAAATTGATGAAAATAACAAACCTATTATAAAATAAATAATAATATGTTATATGAATATAATAATAAAAAACGGCAAAAGATATATTAAGGCATTGATAATTGAAGATAGTTGGGATCGTTCTGGTCTTGATGGTCGACGTGTTATTACCGAGGATTTTCATAAATACCGAAACTTTTTCGCCGCTTACCCGATCAATTTTGTCTTTGAGGAAGGAGCTGAAAAGCCAAAGTATCATTTTGCTAAATCTCTTTATTTTGGTATGACCGATCCCGATGTTAAGGCGTTACAAGAGATATTAAGGTTTGAAGGGTTATTCCCCATTAACTCGCAAATTACCGGTTATTATGGTAGTATAACCGCTAGAGGGGTTTTGGCCTTTCAAAAGAAATATAGGGTGGCCGACGATGCGGAGCTTTATGAGTTAGGCGGTCGTCTCGTCGGTAAAAAAACATTATTAAAATTAAATGAATTATATCAATGAAAAAATTTTTTAATCGTGTTGTGTCTGCGCTAAAATCTAGGACAATTTGGACAATTATCGTTATCACTATCCTGAACGGGGTCCCAGCCGCAAGCGATTTAATCCCACCATCTTTTCTGCCTTATGTTGATTTTGTCCTTGGCTTTTTGGCCATCTATTTTAGAGTAAATCCTAGGGTGAAGTTTTAGAAAACTATCGGCGGGTTTGGCGGTAGCGCATAACCGCTAATTATGCGAAGTATATTTTTTTCAGCCCTCTTTGCGGCTATTATTGTATTCTTTTTACCTTTCACTTATAGTGAAAATATTATTGAAGACTATAATGCTGAAGACCGCGATCGGGGGAATGAAATAAAATCCACAACCACTCCGCTTACTCATAAGCAGGAGTTATGGCTGTTCGCGCTTGAATGGTGCGAGTCAAGAGGAGATACAAATATCAAGATTATTGATTCTAATAATAAATTTAGTTACGGCGCTTTCCAATTTCAGATGGACACTTTTCTTATGTATGGTAAAAAGTATGGCATTTTATCAGAAGAGATAACTCCGGAGATGGCCGAGAATGGTTTGATATATGACTATGATATTCAGAAAACAATAGCGAGAAAGATGATAGAAGATGGGCTTGGTTATCATTGGAAAATTTGTTACCAGAAGTTGGGTAAATATCCTATGGATTAAAAGTTATCAACAATTACTATTTTACAAAAATTTTACAAGAGATATAATAAAAATAATGGTAAAACCGAACACTAAAAAAAGAATTCCTTGTAAAATTTGCGGGGCAATGCCTTCTGAAGCCCATCGGACTGGTAAAAATTACTCAAATGTCAGGTGGCTTTGCGGCAAGCACCACAAAGAAATACACCTTGAATTAAGCAAAAAAAAGGACAAAGACGACAAAGACAGAGAAGAATTAAAAAGGAAGGCGATTATCTTATATCAGGAAGGGTTAACCACTAGAGCGGTTGGAGATATATTGGGTAAAAGCCATACTTGGGTTTGGCTTATTGTCAGGAAAAAGTTATCCACAAAAAGTTGACAAAAAGTTGACAGGATTTATAGGGTGGTTATAATGGTAGAAGAAAGGTCGGGTTAGCCGCGCCTTAGCCGGCAAATTAAAGATTATTAGACTCATTACTCTATTATGAGAAAAACATTTTTAAGTTTAGCTGTAGATATAATTTTCGCTATTGTATTTATTGATTTGTTTATTCTTTTAGCTGGATTGGCTCAAATAGCCGTGGAAGGCCGGACAGGGTATTGGTCTCCATTTTGGAAGTGGCAGGCCGAGAAGGTGATTAGGTTCATTGATAACTAATAAATATCGTCGCAATAAATGGTCGCATCAGCGGGGGTCTGTAAGCCGAGGTTTCGGCGACGATTACCTCAATTGCTTCGGACTCCCACTGATAGAAAATATAAAATCTCAAAATAATATGTCTCAAAAAAAATCTGTAGATAAATCGCTTGAGAAGAACGAAGAAAGAAAAGCGGTTTGGCTTGGCGCGCAAAGAATGATGAACAAGCCGATGACTCCGCAAGAGACACGAGAAAGAAATTTAATTCTAGTTACTGCTAGAGTCCTCGGCGTCTCTCCGTTCGGAATCAATATTCTCGGTAATATCCCTTACATTAACAAATTAGGATTGGTGCAGAAGGCTAGAGAATACGAGCCGAATGTCCGATTTAAGTATAACTGGATTAAATACGCTAACGATGATACTGAAAAAGCAATTTGCGCTTGTAAGTTGGAGGTGAAAGGTGAGGAGTTGACTGATTGGGTAATTGGCGAATGCTCGCCTTCAACTCAAAAGATGGGGACATTAAAAGGTTACCAAAACCATATGGCGCAAACGAGAGCGAGAAATAGGGCGATCCGAGAGGCATTTGAGGTAATTATCCATAAAGAGATGCTGGCCAACTTGTTCAGACTATATCGGAAAAAAGAAATTGATGATAAAGAGGTGCAGATAATCGGTAACGCGGCAACAGTTTCAGCGGAGGAAATACAAGAACAAGTGAATAAAAAGCAGGAGATTTTATTCGGCGAAGATGAAGATATTGAAGAATTATTTTCGCTGGCAAGACAATATGGCGCAAAGGTCGGTGAAGAAAAGAAATTTATTGAGGGTAAAATTGGGCATAATCTAAATATCAATCGGCCGACGAAGAAATATCTGTCTATGATTAAAGCCCAATTTTTATCTGAAGTAGTTAAATAGGCTTATGATAAAAAACATTAAAGTCGGCGAAAAAATAATTTATTTTGACGATGATAAGCATAAATTCTGGGACGAGAAAGGTAACACAATCAATTCGGTTACATCCTTCACCGGGGTAATAGACAAAAGTGGCGCTTTGATAGGTTGGGCAGTTAATCTTGCTAAAAAATATCTTCTCGCCAAAATTGAAAACGGAGAGCAGATAACCATTATTGATGTGGAGGAGGCGGTTAAAGAACATCGCCGAATTAAGGAAGAGGCCGCCGATATTGGAACGCAAATCCATAATTGGGTTGATAAATGGATTAAAGGCGAAAAGCCGGAAATACCAGAGGAAGAAAGGGTGAGAAATGGTATTACCGCTTTTCTTCAATTCCAGAAGGATAAAAAAGTAGAATGGATTGAATCAGAAAAGATTGTCTATAGTCGGAAACATAATTTTGCTGGTATTTTGGACGCTATCGGGTTAATAGGTAAAGATTTGGTTATTTTTGACTTTAAGAGTTCAAATGGTATTTATCCGGAATATGCTTTCCAGACGGCGGCCTATCAGTTGGCCTACGAAGAGATGGCAAAAAAGAAAATTAAATACAGGATGATTGTTAGATTCGGTAAAGATACAGGCGATTTTGAGTGGCGCAGGTTTGACGAGAATAAAAAGGACCAAGAAGCGTTTGTCGCGTGTAAAACATTAAAAGAAAGGTTGAAAGAGATGGATAAGTAAAAATTGCCGGGGCGGTGGTTTTTACCGCCTCGGTTAAAAAAGATGGGAAACAGAGAATATAAAATAAGGGATCAAAGAAAAAAAGAGTGGTTTTGGATTGATAATGAATATCTGAATGGTTACGGAAAGTTTTTTGGCGCTATTGGCGTGGCAATTTATGTAAGTCTATGCCGTTATGCCAATAATAAAACTCAGCAGTGCTTTCCGGCTCAAAAGAGAATTGCCGAAGATCTTAATATATCTGACAGAGCCGTGAGGAAATATCTTAAATTGTTTGAGCAATATAGAATTATCTGTGTTGAGAGGGAGAAAGATAAAAATACAATGAGGTGGAAAAACAATGTTTATGTATTATTAGATAAAAGTAATTGGATTAGGCCAGAGGAACTACGTTCCGCTGGGGAGCCAGAGGAACCTAAAAGCAGTATCCAGAGGAACCTAGTTCCGCATAACAATACTAACATTAACAATACTAATAATATATATGCGGCAGAGCCGCTTGATGGGAAAGAATTAAAAGAAAGCGAAAATCCGAGGGAGTTAAAACAATATAAACCTCATAAGCAATTTATTGATTTCTGGTATGAGACTTGCCAGCGGACACGAGGAGTAAAGCCAATTATCACAGGCAGAGACGCCAAAAACTTTAAAAGGGTGATTGATGCCGGGATTTTGAGCATAGAGCAAATTGAACAAATTGCCACCTATTTTTTAGCCCACCCAATCTTTAGGAAATTTAGCCCGTCAATTGCCACCTTTCTTTCTGCTGGGATTTTGAACGGCTTAATGAACCAGATGAAAAATAATCCTAATTTTTGGAAAGAAATTGATGACTTTTCCGTTAGGTATATTAAGCAGCCAAAAGAAAAAGTAATACCAAGTGATTTAGCTCAAAAATTAAACCAATTAAAAGCCAAATTAGCTATGATTAAAATATGAAACAAGATTACGATTACCAAAAATTCTTTAACGCCGAAGTATGGCTGGAAGAGTTTAGAGACACTTTAGATTTTATAACGAACAAAATACGTCAAGACACTTTAGCGGAAATAAGAAAGGAAGTGGCAGATATAAGGAATTTGGTTAATCCGCACGAAAGATGGTCTGAAAAAACTGGCAAGAAGAGGGAAAGGGAAAAGCAATTATATCAAGGCTTTAATGAGGCAAGAGATAAAATTATTAAAATTTTATTATCCAAAATATCAAAACTACAATGAAAACAATAAAAATAACAAAACAAGATTTAGATAAGGATAATTTTTATAAATATGATGGTATAGGTGAATGGGATAACTATGAATATGCAAATGTGGAAATTGAAGAAGGATTGGGCATTGTGAAGTTCAAAAAGGGTATTTATGTTATTGGTTCAATAATTGCTAAAGCTGACTCGGGAATTGAAGCTGGTTGGGGAATTAAAGCTGGCTCGGGAATTGAAGCTGGATCGGGAATTAAAGCTGGCTGGGCAATTGAAGCTGGCGAGGGAATTAAAGCTGGTGAGGGTATTATTTGTTTATACGGTGGAATAAAGGCAGGTTCAAGAATTAAAGTTAACGAAAAATGTGGTATTGTCGCTGGTATATTTTCTGATAGTGGAGAAAAAGATATTGAGGCACAAGAAATTATAGGAACTGTTGCCTACGGAAATGTGAAATTATTACCGAAAGAGAATAAAGAAATTGAAAGTTTATCTGGCAAGGTTGTGAAAGTTGAATTAGACGGTAAAACCTATGAAGCTGTTATTAAATAGTTGGGAAATAAATAAACTAAAAAATGCCAATACTAAATATAATTTTACTTATAATTTTAGGAATATTATTGATGATGTTGGTAGTTGCAATATACAACTGGCTGGCTGATTTTTTCTATGACTTCTTTAAGAGAAGGAAAGAAGAAATGATACGAAGAGAAAAAAAAGAATATGATTATACGATAGTTTCTTGTTTTAAGTGTAAGAGATTATTGTATAAAAAAGACGCCAAGAGCGTTGAAATTATGTATTCTTACCCCGAAGAAACAGATTGGTATTATTATTGCCCCGAATGTAAGCCGGAATACGAAATTGTGAAAAGGGATTTATATCCGTCGTGGAGGAATGAGAGTTTTTATAAGATAGTTGAAATAAAAAGTCGGAAAAATAAATAAATTAATATTAAATCAATCTTGTGATGATTAAAAAAATAAAAAATCCAACAAAAGAACAGATACAAGAATATTTAGGAAAGATTGGGTGGAGACTTGGTTGTAGTGGTAATTTTTGTTACTTTTATAATCAAAAAAACGAAAATACCAAAATCAGTCTTCAATATCCAAATGGCGAAAGAAGAATTGTATTAGAGGCTGATGGTGTTCCGACATTTTATTTTTACTTGAAAGATGTTGAAATGGAACTTGCGGGAGAGGAACTGGATGGGGAACCACATTTTTTATTTTTCAAGGCGATTGGTAGAGATGTTTTTATTGTATGTAGTAAATAACTTGAATAAAGCATAGAATTAAAATAATGTCTTACTCAACAAAAAAAGGCTACGACGCCGAAAAAGAGATTGAGCAATTCTTGAATTCTATCTTTGAGCCGTTTGGGATTAAATGGGCAAGAGTCGGCGGGACGGAACGGAACAAGAAAGTATTGGCCGGCGATGTGGCAATTGTAAGAGGCAGAGAAAAGCAATGTGTTTTAGGCAATTACTTGATTGAAGTTAAACGCCACGCCCGCCTTGATTTATGGAGCTTTGTTGAAAAAGCAAGAGATGATGCCAAATGGTGGAACAAAAAAAGTTATATCCTCTTTGCCGAACAGCAGGCAAGGGGTGAAAAGGTCGGCTTCCGAAAGGTTGTTATAATGGATTATGATACTTTCGGGGATATTGTTAGGGAGTTGCAGGGGTATTATGAAATCCAATCTCCAAAAGGTTAATTCAGCCCATTCTCGCCGAGAATACTTTTTAGAAATTCACGGCAAAGTCCGGCTGTTAGAGATTAAGATTTTGTATGAAATGTGGCGAAAAAAAGATTATGATAAGCTCGGATTTGAAGATTGGAAAAGTTATGTTTCAAGTCCAGTAAGTTCGGGCGGCTTGGGAATTAGCCGAGAATGGGCAACGCAACTTATTCAAGCATATCAAAAATATGTCGTTGAATTAAAACTTCCGGAAACTATCTTTTTAGAAGTTTCGCCCCGAAAACTTTACTTCCTTAAAGACCAAGCCAATCCCCAAAATGTTAAAGAGTTAATAAGTGTTGCTCAAGCAACAACTTTGAAAGATTTGGAAAAAGAAAGAAAAGGGATTAAAGAAGCCGAATGCCCGCACGAAGAGGTTGAGGAATGGCTTCACTGCAAGCAGTGCGGGTCGTGGATAAAAAGTTCGTTAAAATAAATTAAAATATTATGAATTAAATAAATTAAAAATATGTCCCACGAAGAATTAAAAAAGAAGATATTAGAGGGGTTTGAGGAATGGTGGGATAGTTTTCGTCCAACAGACAAAATGATGCCAGATTTTTACGACATTAAGTCATTTTTCTCCTCCGCTCTAGACCAAACCCGTCAAGAAGTATTAGAGAATGTGAGACAAATTGCTGAAACTATTAAAAAAGATAGTCACGGCGGGATAGAAGAAGACTCAGAAGAACAGGCAATGTGTGATGCTTGCGGATCAATCAATCTTCTCCTCTCCAAACTGGAGGAATCCAGGGGTCGGCAAACTAATTTACAAACCTAACAAGGATTTATGTCTCACAAAGAAGAAAAAAAGGAAATAGAATTTCTTAATAAAATAAAAGAAGAGCAAATTAAGAAATTGGTTAATGTCGGTTTTACCAGAGAGCAAGCGGAGGTTTTGTTGCAGATTATAGATAACAAGGTATTTAGCGGCGGTTTAGTTTAGTTTATGCTATGATTATTCTGGAGGTTCTATGCTCAATACAAAAAATAACAATACCGCGCGTTGCGGAACTTGCGAGGCCTATTTCCCCCGAGAATGGATTGAAAAGGGTAAATACGGCGCTAGTCAGGTCGGTGTCTTCTTTTTCTGCTGTGAGAAGTGCCGAGAAAACTATATGTTAAAACGCCTTCTTTTACTTCAAATGGAGGTAGAAGCAAAGAGGCGTTTAGCGGTAATTCTCCCTTATGAGAAACAAAACAGACAAAGTGAATAATAAAGCCGCCCGAAAACAGCCCAGAAAAGTGTTTATCTTTTTTAATAAGCCAAGGAGTTTCAAGGTATTGTGTCGGATTTTGTATCGCAATGAAGAAAGTTTATATGCTCTTTCACCTCCTTTAAGGGATTAAAGGAGGTTTTTTGGAATTTAACTTTTATAATAAATTTATGAAGTCAATCAAACTTAAAAAAAGGGAGGGAGATAAAGGAATAGGATGAAAACATTCTATCACAGCAAAATGTTTTGTTGCGAGGGGATAGGTACTAGGATACTCACAAGTTATCAACAGTTTGGATTTGTGGAAAGTATAAAAGTTTTATAATATATACCTATGCAATCTCACCTCAACATTCGTGATCAAAGGCAAAAAGAATGGTTCTGGATGGATAATGAGTTCCTGAATGGGTACTCCAAACTGGTGGGACCATACGGGACGCTCGTGTACATGGCACTCTGCCGACACGCCGCGAACGAAACTCAAGAATGCTTCCCCTCAATTCAGACGATCTGCGAGGAGACAGGCATAAAAAGCAGAACGACAGTGATCAAAGGACTCACGGCACTCCGTGAGTTATCGATCATTTCAATTCGGGGACAATTCGAGGAGGGTACCGGCAGGAGAAAAAACAACACGTACACTCTCCTATCGCGGTCTTTCTGGAAAAAGATACCGCAGATCAACACGCCTCATGTGAAAGAGGAAAAAGCAAAAGAGCCGGAGATCGAGCTCCCGGAATGGATCAAGCGAGATGTATGGAATCAGTGGGTGCAGTTTAGAAAAGAGAAAAGGCAGTCGCTCAAGCCATCCACGATCAGACTTCAGATTTCATTTCTTGAAAAGCATAAGACGGACTACGAGGAGATCATCATGACATCTATCAGGCAAGGTTGGACCGGACTGTTTCCATTAAAAAAGACGGCCATGAGAACACCGGCCAACGCGTTCCCGGCGACACCCGGCAAATACGCAAAGTATGGAACTAAGTGATTTACAAAAAATGTTCGCGGAAAGGAAAGCACGATCGGAGATGAAGCTCCGGTCATTTGAAGATGTGGCCGCAGGCGTGGAGGCGCAAGGCAAGAACGTGCAGGATTTTATAAAGTGGATCAACAAGCAGGTGCAGTGTCCGGATAGGTTCACTCACGCGTTCCCGGCCGACCTGCCGAAAGCAATCAAAGAATGGTGGGCAACAACGGACGGATCGCGCGGGATGTACGTGTATGGGCCGGTAGGCACGGGCAAGACGCATGCGCTCTACGCGCTCGCGAAGCTCATCCGGGCGAACGGGTACGAGGTCAAAGTGAAGAACGTCCCGGACTGGCTCGACTCTCTTCGAAGTAACTACGAGAGAAGCAACAGCGAACAGGAGATCAAGGACGAACTCCGGGACGAGTGTGTGCTTATCCTCGATGACCTCGGGTCGGAGAAGCAAACAGAATGGACGAACGAGATCATGTACCGGCTCGTGAACAACCGGTACGAGCAGATCAGGCCGACAATTTTCTCCGGCAACCTAGACCTCGAGGAGGTAGCCCAGAAGTACGGGGACCGCATCGCGTCCCGCATCTTTGAAATGGTGGGCGGGGATCGGGGCATTATCAATATCGGAGGCGAAGATCGCCGACTAAAATCATGAAAGACATCACCTCACCGGCAAAAATAGCTCGCAAGGCCAGAAAAATCTTCCGCAAGGAGATGAAAAAAGAGGCAGAGGAGATGGGCAGGATGATCGGCAACATCCTCAAACCAAAGCCTCGGTGGGTGCCATGGTGGCTGTGGATGCGAGGCATTAAGATTTTCATAAAAGTAAAATGAAACAAATCAACTGGAAAAACGAAAAGAGAGTAGTCAAAGACCTGATACCGGCCGAGTATAACCCTCGCAAGATCAGCGACAAAGAACGTGCAGACCTCGAGCACTCGCTCACGACCTGGGGCATCGTCATCCCGGTGGCGATCAACATCGGATCGAGGAACAACGTGCTTATAGGAGGTCATCAGCGCGTGGCATTACTGGCCGCGCTCGGGCGCACCGAGGAGGAGATAGACGTGCGTGTTCCGGACCGGGAACTGACGCTCGATGAAGAAAAGGAACTCAACGTGAGCCTCAACCGCATAGGCGGACAATTCGACTGGGACAAGCTATTCAAAAACTTCGATATAGAAACTCTCCTGCGGTCGGGATTCAACGACGAGGAACTCTCAAGCATGTGGGATGACGTGGATTTGATAGAGGACGAAGACAGAATGCAAAACGGAGGAAGCGATCCGGAGGACCCGATCGTGCCTCGCATGGCTCTCGGAGATGTCTATAAGCTCGGCAATCACCGGCTCATGATGGGAGACTCGACGAATCCGGAACACGTCGCAAAGCTGATGGGTGAGGACAAAGCGGACATGATCTACTGCGACCCGCCATATAACATCGGACTCGACTACTCCAAAGGTGTCGGCAACAAGGAGAAATACCAAGGCTCGTATTCGGGCAAGGACGACTCCAAAAAAGATGATGTGTACAGAACGATGATCGGCAAGACGCTCGAGAATGCGATAGCGCACTCAAAGGAAAACGTCCACGTTTATTACTGGTGCGACGAGCGGTATATCGGCATGATGCAATCGCTCTTCGAGGAGAATGGCGTAGCGAACAAGCGTGTCTGTATATGGGTCAAAAACAACTTCAACGTGACTCCACAGATCGCATTCAACAAGGTGTACGAACCATGCGTTTACGGCACGATCGGAAGTCCGTACCTCGATAAGAAGTACACCAAGCTCAACGAGATACTGAACAGGAACGTCGAGACCGGCAATCAGGTGCATGAGGAGATACTCGACATGATCAACATCTGGCTCGTGGACCGGGAAGTCACGACGGACTACATTCACCCGACGCAGAAACCGCTCGAGCTCCACGAGAAGCCTCTGCGAAGATGCACGGCCGCCGGTCACATTGTAGTAGACCTCTTCGGAGGATCAGGATCAACGATGATGGCATGCGAGCAGATGGGCAGGTTCAACCGCACAATGGAACTCGACCCGATATTCTGCGAAAAAATTATAAGGCGATGGGAGGCGCAAACAGGTAAGCAAGCTGAAAAACTATGAAAACAGAACGAGGACAAATCTGGGAGTTAGGAGATCACCGCCTCATGGTGGCTGACTGCGTGAACGACGACCTCACGAAGCTATTCAAGATACCGGTACGGATCATCGCAACGGAGCCGCCATATGGTGTGGCGTATGTGGAGAACAAAAAGGGCTTCAAAAAAGAGGGCGTGGAAACGCAGATCAGCGTAGATCGGGAGATCGCGAATGATCAACTCCAGACTCCGGAGGAGTACGCGGAGTTCACGAAAAAGTGGCTTGAGAAAGCGGTGCCTCACCTGGCCGATTATAATGCCGCCTACATTTTCAATGCAGAGCTGATGTTCTGCGCTCTTCGAAAGGGCATGGCAGACGCGGGATTCTACTACAGTCAGATGATCATCTGGATTAAGAACAGCGTAGTTGTGGGACGAAAAGACTATCTGCCACAGCACGAACTCATCGCCTACGGGTGGCATGGCAAGCACAAGTTCGAACGAAGCAAAGGAAAAACAATCATGGCCGTACCGGAAGAAGTCGATCCGCTTATTTATCAGGACAAGCGATCGTCATCGAAACTGCACCCGACCATGAAGCCGGTCGGACTGATGAGAAAACTGATACTCAACTCAACGCAGATCGGAGAGGTCGTGTACGACCCATTCGGAGGATCAGGGAGTACGCTCATGGCGTGTGAACACACGAAACGAAAATGCTACATGGTCGAGATTGATCCGGTGTACTGCGACACCATAATCGCGCGGTGGGAAAAGCTAACCGGAAGAAAAGCAACGCTTATATGAAACCGACTCTCTCAATGACGAGCACGGACCAGTGGAAAAAGTAATCATTTGCAGAAAAAAGCCATGAGAAAAAAACCAGACATTTTATACATCCTGGGGACCGGCTCGAAGTGGTACGACAACGAGATCAGGTACTCAGTGAGAAGCGTAGAGAAACACCTCGAGGAGTATGGGAGGATATTCGTTTGCGGTGCCATGCCAAAGTTCTTCGACCTGAGGAGATACGAGTACATCGAGGCGAACGACCTCGGTAAGCACAAGCTCCTCAATGCGATCCACAAGATACGACTGGCATGCCTCAAAAAAGACCTCTCAGACGATTTCATTCTCATGAACGATGACTTTATATTCCTCAAGAAAGCAAAGCACATCCCGAACTACAACATCGGGACACTAGAGGAGCGCATCAAGAATCACAAAACTAAGTCCGGATACTACTACTGGGCGATGGAAGAAACGCTCGAATACCTCAAATCAAAGGGCGTAAAAAATCCGCTCTCATTCGAGGTGCATTATCCGATGATGTTAAACAAGGAGAAGTTCTTGGACCTGATAGATGAGGTGTACTACTCGCAGAAGCCGATACTCTTCCGAAGCGTCTATGGAAACCTCGCGCCTCTTAGAAGCACGTACAGAGAGGACGTGAAGATATACGACATAGAGGACTGGAAGAAGATGGGCAAACCTGATCTGATGTCGACAGACAACCGGGTCTGCCTCGAGCCGGAGTTGCAGTCTTGGTTCAAGGACGAGTTCCCAAAGCCGAGCTCAATAGAACGAATATGAAAAACTGACTCAAAAAACTGCTTATAGGACTACGCTTCGGGTGGAGTTATAAGCAGGACGGACTGGTCTGCTCGAAGTGCGGTAAGAGCGTGGAATGAGTATGAAAGAAAAACGATACGGACATCCGGACAACAAAGAGCAGGGATACTTCCCGGAGGTCTATTGTGTCATGTGCAACAGGATACCGCTGATGGATCTCTGGGACCCAAGTACCGGCAAGATCGTAGGGGAAGCGATCGACGAGCTCTATCCGATAGAGACCAAGCTCGGCATAGGGCCGGACCGCCGATAGTCGACCTCATGGTCTGTAAGGGCTGTATAAGCAAAATTCAGGCCAAGATGACGGAGGAAGTGAGGAAACGACTCCAAGCTCGGATATGGCCATTCCGAGGCCCAGAAGACAACCTAGGAGGCCAGGGAGGGGGTATGGGGGTATGGCCGAGGGTATGACCTCCACTCCGCTCCGCTCGGGGGTCGGTCAATTCAGGACACCAAGGGACAAAACAGGACATTAAGGGACAAAACAGGACATTCGAAAGGGGAGAGGCCAAAGAGGACAAAACGTGGCATAATATCAACATGGAATCTACTCAAGATAACAACACAAACTCTGAAATCCCACAAATCCTACACAATGAAGGTATTTCAAACGAGGAAAAACAGGACATGCTGTCGAGCATCTTCGCAATGGCGAGGGTGTGGAATGCCATAAAAAAGAGCGCACAGAGTGTAAACGAGGTCAAAAAAGAGCAGGAGAGGACGAGAATAGGCAAGGAAAATTTTCTCAAGGTCTACGCTATCACTATGGGGACGATTACCGTGGCATGTGAAAAGGCGGACATCGACAGGACAACGTTCTACGATTGGATCAAAAAGGACCCGGTCTTCCGGGAGGCAGTCGCAAAGATCGACAGTCATAGGGTGGATATGGTGGAGGACCGCCTGTTTAAGCTCATTCAGCAGGATGACGGGCCGAGTATCCGCTTCTTCCTCGAGCGACGAAGCGGTCGGTATCAGCCAAAGGGTAAGGTGGAGGTTGTCACCGGCAAGCGTACCCTAGAGGATTTATTAGACGAATACGCAGATCAACATGGAAACGAACCAACAGGAGAGAGTCAAACGGATGCCATCGAACGATGTGCTCAAGGAGAAGCTCCTCAAGATACGAAATAAGCGCGGGCAGATCGTGCCGTTCAAAGCGAACCGGTCACAACAGGAGTACCGCAAAAAAAAGACTCGTCGCAATTTGATACTCAAAGGGCGTCAGCAAGGCATCTCAAAAGAGATCGACGCTGATCAGCTCATCGACTGCATAAAGAAAAGCACCAACGCCGTCGTGATCAGTCACGAAAAGGAAGCGACAAAGCGTCTGTTCTCCGCCGTGAAGTTCTTCGTGGACAATATGGAAGTAAAGCCGGAACTCTCCATCGACTCGAAGTCGGAGATGAAGTTCCCGAAGCGAGGGTCTAGTTACTTCATAGGGACAGCCGGACAGAAAGCATTCGGACGAGGAGACACGGTGGACCGGGCACATCTCTCGGAGGCCGCGTTCTATCCGAACCTCAAAATCATTCTCGCAGGCATCACAGAGGCCGCGGAGTACGGGCAAATAGATATCGAGACTACACCAAACGGACGAGAGGAGTTTTATGATATGTGGCAGAGAGCGAAAGCGGGATTCTCTCCGTACACACCAATTTTTATACCATGGTATCTGAACGAGGAGTACGACTCGACGCAGATGACGGACGAAGAAAAAGCTGGTCTCTCGGTGGCGACGCAGGAACTCTTCAACATTCCAGAGGAGGATTTTCAATACACAGACGAAGAAAAAGATTTGATAAACAGAGTGAAGCAGGAGTACGACATGACACTCACGGTCGGGCAGATCAAGTGGAGAAGGTACAAGATATGGGACAAGGGTGATCTGTTCTTCCAGGAGTATCCGGAGGACGACGTGTCGTGCTTCCTGCAATCCGGACGCTCGGTGTTCAAGCACATAAAGACGGATATCACGAAACGCATACCACTCGACGACATCTCGAAAATGCGGGAGGTGGATCGTCGGCGATTACTCGGGGACAAAAACAAAGGGACGAAATCAAAGACGCTCTATGCAGGACTCGATCCGGCAGAGGGTATACTTACGGGCGACGCGCACTGCTTCTCGGTGATAGAGCCGGACGCCGCCGCAGGAAAGTCAGTGGTCATCTACGAGTACACTTCCAACGAGCCAATCGATGTCTTTGCTCTGAAAGTAGCGAAGATATGCCAGGTATTCGACGTGTATCTGGGAGTTGAGGAACAAGGTGTCGGGGTGGCAATGGTGCAGAAACTCCGGGACTTGCAACGGGACATGTACGACAACCTATGGTTCAAACGATGGAATACGACCGGAACCACACGAACACTGCTCATCACGGACTTGGAGGAGGCATATCGAAAAGAAGAACTGATAGAAACGTATCCCGAAGCGGAGGACGAAGCTCGCAATATGGTGTACAATGAAAAAAATAGACCAGAGCATCCGAACGGAAAGCACGACGACAGAGTATTCTCGCGAGGCATCGCACTCCAAATGATGAAAGGCGGTCACGGCAATTACGAGGAATGGTAGTTGACAACAAATTTATGCTATAATTAAAACAACATGGGAATGCTACAAACTCTAAAACGCGCATGGAAGAACATCACATCGACAAAGATGTTCGAGGACGACGACGAGCTCGGTGTTGCGCTCCCGGATTTAGGCGGGCAATTTATATCGTGGGACGGATCATGGGGTAAGACGAAACAACTCAAGGCTTATCAAAAATCGCTGTATGTGTTCCGGTGCGTATCGAAGATCGCGCAAAAGACGGCAAGCATAGACTGGGAGTTATTCAAGATCAAAAACAAGCTTGGGGACAAGATCGAGATATTCGTGCATGAGGCACTCGACCTGCTCTATCGGCCGAATCCATTTCAAACAAAGACAGAGTTCTTCGAGAAGTACATGATCAACAAACTGCTCACGGGGCAGTCATTCGTGCTCAAGGTGCGTCAGGCGGGACCGGGAAGCAAGGTGGTGGAGATGTGGAACCTGCGACCGGACTACGTCACGATCATCAAAGACAAACAGCTTTTTATAAAAGGGTACGAGTTCACAACGCAAGACAAGACGATCGTGTTCGCGCCGGAAGATATCATCTACGACGCAACACCATCACCGCTCGATGAGTACGGTGGTCTTTCGATTTTACAGGCCGCAGAAGTGCGCGTGGAGACAGAGGAGTTCGCAACAAAGTATCAGCGGTACTTCTTCCAGAACAACGCTCGGCCGGATTTCATATTATCATCGGATGATAAAATCTCTCAGAAACAAAAAGACGAGATCAAAGAGGACTGGGACAAAAAGCACAAGGGCGTAATGAAAGCCGGACGTGGTGCGTTCCTCGAAATGGGTCTCAAGTATCAGCAGGTCTCAATCTCGCAAAGAGAGATGGACTACATCGAATCACTCAAGATGACTCGCGACGATATCCTGACCGCGTTTGCTGTTCCGAAGCCGATCATCGCCATCACCGAGGACGTGAACTACGCAAACGCAAAAACGGCGATGGAGATATTCCTCAAAGAAACCATCGAGCCGGAAATCATTCGGATAACAGAGAAGCTGAACGAACACCTCATCTATCCGGAGTGGGGCGACATTTACTTCATCGAATACGACAAGTCATTCATTCCGACCGACGACAAGAATCAGGCGGAAGTGAATCAGATACATCTCGCAAGCGGGACCAAGCTCATCAACGAAGTGAGAGAGGAACTCGGACTGCCTCCGATAGTAGGCGGGTGGTCTTTGTACATGCCTCTCTCAAACGTTGCAGTCGGTGGTCTTCCGCAGAAAGGAAACAAGGCGAAGAAGATCGACAATCGCAAGATATTCCGAGGACGCAAAAAGGCGTATGACTTTATCGAACTCAAAGAACAGATCGCGGACGTGATGATAAAAGGCATCATCAAAGACATCAAGCATGAAAAGCAAAACGGCAAGCCTCTTATAAAAGCGGAGATCAGGAATCAGTACGCGGATTACGTGCTCAAGGCCATAGACGCAAAGACAGACCGCTTCAAACCAGAGATCGTGAAGTTCTCTGAGGAACAAAAAAAGAGAGTGGTAGCCAAGCTCGGAAAAATCGCAAAGGGAGAATCGAAGTCGTTAGCGAGCGACATCTTCGACAAGAAAAGCGAGAACAAATTGTTTGCCGAACTCTCGATCCCATTCATTACCGAGTTCGTGGAGAGTGCAGGAAAAGAAGCGATGCAGACGATAGCACCGGCCGAGGAGTTCACGCTGACTGAACGAATCCAGAAGTACATCAAGGAACGGGCAAAAGAACTCGCGGACAATGTGAACAACACAACTGTGGATAAGTTGGTCAACACCCTCGCGGAGGGTATAGCCAATGGAGAGGGCATTGCCAAATTGACTGACCGCGTGAACCTCGTCTACGAGGAGTTCCCGGTCTATCGGGCGGAGACTATCGCCAGGACCGAAACGACGGCCGCGAACAACAAAGGGTTCATAGAAAGCTATCAGCAGAGCGGTGTAGCCAATGCAAAAGAGTGGATCGCAACCCTTGACAACCGCACTAGAGACAGTCATGCCGAAACCGACGGAGAGATCGTGGGACTCGAGGAGTCGTTCTCAAACGGACTCGACTATCCCGGTGATCCCGGAGCCGATCCGGCCGAGACTATCAATTGCAGGTGTGTGTTGGCACCGGCATTCAAGGAGTAGTACTCCCTTTACAAGTTAAACCATGCTACAATAAAACTATGAAGAACAAGAGGTACTCACCACAAACAATTCAAGTCAAGGAAGTGAATAGGGAAAACTTCCAGATTCGATTTGTGCTGTCAACCCCATCCGTTGACAGGCATGGAGAGATCATCGATCAGAAAGGATGGATACTGACAAACTATCTTAAGAATCCCGTCGTTCTCTGGGCTCATGATCAGAGCATTCCCGCAATCGGGAAGATGGTAGAACTGGGCGTCGTCAACGGCAATCTCGAGGGAGTCGTTCAATTTGCATATAAAGAAAACCCAGATGCCGCCAAGATATTTGACCTCGTTGCAGGAGAATACCTGAACGCCGGATCGGTAGGGTTCATGAACATAAAATGGATGTATGATGAAAAATCAGATATCATCACGCTCCTTGAAAACGAACTGTTCGAATTCTCAATCGTCAATGTCCCGGCAAACGCCGAAGCATTAGCGAAAGCAAAATCGAAAGGCCTCGACATCGAGGTGGTAAACAGACTCTCCCACACTCACAGAAACTCAGATCGATTCAAAAACCTGGGTGAACAAGTCTTTCCGGAAGAAAAGCCGAAAGAGGAGGTCGAACCGGAAGCAACTCCGGAGGAGCCGGAAGCTCCGAAAGAAGTGCCGATAGAAACGGCAGAGCCGGACAAGCCGGAAGAAAAGGAACCGACGGAAGATGAAGTGAAATCGGCATTGGAAGTTTTGTGTAAGAGTAAAAGTGAAACTATCAAAGGTGCAGTCAAGGAACTCACGAGTCGCCTAAACGCACCGGAAGCGGATACCAAAGGTAGCAAGGTCGATGCATCCCCTGAGAACCAGGGCCGCAAAAAAAGATACTCGAATCGGGATATTAACAGAGTCATCAGGTCTCTCTTAAAAAAGAGTCCGATGGCATAACCCTACATTAGCCATGAACAAGCTAAAAAATGCTCTCAATAAAGCGGTCAAGGATTTGACCGCAGAGGAGAAGAGCGCGATCCAGGAAAACTGGGATCTCCTCAACGAAGACTTTCGCGCAAAGTTTGCGAACATAGCTCCGGAAGCAAAGCCAGAAGTCGACGAGGGAGACGAGGGAAAAGAGGGTCTTGACGAGGAATCGCTCAAGGGTCTTATTTCCAAGTCCACTCGCGAGTACGTGGATGCCAAAGCGGAAGCTATCGCCAAGCAATTGGTCGATAAGTTCGCGCAAGGTGTCGCAGAACAGCGAGCCAAAGTTATCGATAACGGCGGTAAGCGTATCGGTAATAAGGAGAACGACGATATCACTCGTAAGTTCCTCCGCGCGTTGATAGCCAAGGATGCCAAGACCGCAAGGGAACTCGGCATGAAAGCGATCGACACTTCATCTGACGGATCAGGCGCAGATGCAGGATTTACCATCCCTGAACCCCTCGCAAACGAGGTTATTCGCTTGCAGTCAGTTGGATACGGTAGAGCTCGACAGCTATTCTCTTACAACTTACTCTCACAGGGGAACACCAAGCGCGTCACCGCACTTGGCTCGACTCTCTCTGTCTTCTGGACCGACGAGGGCGAGAAGAAAGGCTCCTCACAGCCGACCTTCGATCTCGTAACATTGACACTCAAGAAATTGACTGTCATCGTTCCGTTTACCGAGGAAATCCTCGAGGATTCTGGTGTAGACTTGACCGGTCTCGTAGCACAACTCATTCGTGAGGCTGTGGACAAGGAAGTCGACCTCCAGTTCTTCTCAGGCGATGGCACGGTATGGACGGGTATATTCAAAGACACCTCCATTCCTACCAATGAGATGGCCGCAGGTGAAATCGGTTCTGATCTATCACCGGAGCACATCATTGCTCTCGCGGATAACACTCCGCTCGGCGTGGACGCTCGCTATGCTATGCATCGCACCGTCCTCTCCAAGATCAGGACGCTTAAGGACGGCGATGGCCGATACCTCTTCAATCCGCTTGCGGGTGATGGTGAATTCGGAACGATCAACGGCTACCCTGTAGAGTTGATCGAAGCCGCTCCTACCTATGCTTCTACTTTGACAGGAGTCAACAAGCCGATTATTATGTTCGGTGACTTCAAGCGAGGCGTGGCATACGGCGAGAAGTCAGACATTCGTCTCAAACTTCTTGACCAGGCGACGATCACCGACGTTGACGGAGAAACTCCGATCAACCTCGCAGAGCAAGACCTTCTTGCGATCCGAGCAGTACAGCGTGTTGGTATGAAAGTTACCCTCCCGGGTGCTCTCCACCGACTCGTTACTGGCGACGCTTCCTAAAGCGGTCACTCTGGCTCTCAGCAATGGGGGCCAGGAATGACCGCTCCAGGTCAACATTATTCATTAACCATATAAAATTATGGCCGCAACAGTAGAAATAGATGAGGCAAATGGTGCAGGGGAAACCCTGACCCACAACATCTCGAACACCAACATGGGGAGTACAGATGCTGTCAATCTCAACCCGGTTAATTATCCGGTGATCCCGGGCAACAACACGTACGAGAAATGGCAGAAAATCCATGTGACCAACATGGGAGGCTCGAGTAAAATCGACAACCTTAAAGTCTGGCGCACCGGCGCACTTGGGGGGTCGGCAGTTCACAAAACCAATGCGCGTACATCGTCTTATGGTGGCGCCGCAACCTATGCAACACCGACTGCCTCTACTTCATCCGTAGCCACACAGACAATGCCAACATCAGAACCAGCAAGCGCGAACCTCGGCATCGACGGTTCCCTCTCCGGTGCGCTCACCTCGACGGGATCATCTGACTATCTGGTGCATCAAATCCAAACCGATGCCGGAGATACCGCTGGGTCGACCTCGACGATGAATTATCAGTACGACGAGACTGCTTAATCTCAATTAAACTTATGACTAAACAAAAGAAACATATTTGCGCGGTCTGTGAGAAAGGATTTGATACAGAACAGGAATACCTTGAGCACGAGTGCTCTACTGGGTTCACGCCGAGGGACGTAGAACATCAGGCCGCTCTTACTGACGGTCAGTTCTCCAAGCAAGCTGAACAAGCTCTGAAGCGAGGAGAGGAACGGAAGAAAGAGGAGTAAGCTACAACTGAATAACGGCAATACAATGCCAAACGAGCAATACAATGCGACCAACCCCCTTGCTCGGTAACGAGTTAGGGGTTTGTCGTTTATAGAACTAACTGAAAAAAATATGGATAAGCAATACACATTTATAAGAGATGGAGTATCAGAAAAAGTATCGCCTGAACGCTGGGGCTGGGGCGTTGTCTACAATGACGGCACAGAGCTAAAGCAATTCGGTGATGACGGTATATTCCACCAATTCAAAGAGATTGACCAGAGCAAGGTGAAGATGTTCGTGATGTACAACCTAGACAATCAGTCCAAGCGCATTGACGTGGTAGTAGACCCAGCTCGTACGCAAATCTTTCACTTATACCGTAACTTTATTCTTGAGGTAGGAGCAGATATGGGTCGTAGAGTGAAGGTGTACATTTTCGGTACGAAAGACCGAAAGACTGGCGTTACGCAGTACAACTACATCTTGCCTGATGACCGTATATTGAAAGCAGACCACGATTTGCCTGACCTTACCCGATACAACATCTAGGCGTTAAAGAACTCACGGAGAACTCGCGGTTATGAAAACGCCTATGCTAGAAATCAAATCACTTATCAAAAAGAACCTATCGTGTAAACTTTATGGCTCGACTTTGGGTATCAGGATTTGAACTAAACTCGCTGACAGCCGAAAAAGAATGGTCTACGATTACCGGATCGCCAACCATACAAACGTCCATTAAAAACGGCGGGTCTTACGCATTGCGCGCGAACACCAACAATGCTTATGTCCGGAAACAGATTTATGGAAATGGACAATTGAACCAGCATTACTTGAAGGCGGCAATCTACATTGCCGCACTGCCGACAAGCGGCGTGGTGGAAATCTTGGGATTCGGAACGTCCAGCGTGCGCACGGTAACAGTCGGATTGAATTCGAACGGCAAATTGGGAATTTACAGCGATGGAACATTGCAAGGTTCGGTGGGAAGCACCGCACTCAATACCGGACAGTGGTATACCGTGGAATTGCTCGGCGGGTACGGCTTAAGCACCCAGCGCGAAATCAGGGTTAACGGCTCGTCCTACATCACCGCAACCTTCACCAACACGACGTCATGGACGCACATCGAAACCGGACTGCGTGGAACGGCGAACGGCGCGAATATCTACATCGACGACGTAGTCATTGATTCGTCCGAGTACCCCGGGGCTTCACGGCTTTGTTTGCTTTTGCCGGACGGCGCGGGTGATTCAACCCAATGGACGGCATCGAGCGGCAGTAACTACGAGTGCGTCGACGATGGCAATCCGAACGATGATACCGATTACGTCTCGACGACATTAACAAACAGACTTGACCTGTACACGATCGGAAATATGCCGGAGTCGCCGCAGTCTATCAAAGCGGCGTATGTTTCGGCGCGCTTCAGAACCTCAGATACCAATTTTGGGAAAATAGGAACACGCGTCAAAGAGGGCGGGAGTACGAGCAACGGCGGCAATATGACGCTGGGGGCTATCAACTCATACCGGTCGTTTGAAGACGGCTCGGGTACGAATCCAATTTACAAACAGATTCTCACTACCAAACCGAGTGGCGGCGCGTGGACGGAATCGGCCATCAACGCAACACAGATTGGCTTTAATTCAACCGCTACGTCTTCACCGACCCTTCGGGTAACAATGGTTTGGATGTACGTTGAGTATGTACCACAGAGCGCAACCAAATACAGCGTTACCAAGTCGTTACAGTATGCGGTCAAGAAGAAGACCGCGACGACCAAATCTTTGCAATACGCGGTCAAAGTCCCTGTCGCAATCACGAAGTCGCTCAGTTACGACGCGAACGGCACAGCGTCTATCGCAATCACGAAGTCTCTGAAGTATTGCGTGGCTACGACACCTAGCGCGATTACAAAGTCAGCTCAGTATGCAGTAAAAACGAGTGTCTCAAAGACCAAGAGTTTGCAGTATGCGGTCAAGTCTCCTGTGGAAGTTACGAAGTCATTGAAATATACCGTCAAGACCGCTCCATCAGCACTCACAAAGTCCCTAAAATACACCGTACGCACTACTCCGAGCGCACTCACTAAATCCCTCAAATACGAGGTCAAAATCACGCCTAGCGCAATTACGAAGTCTCTACGCTATGCTATTCGTCCGTCTCTACAACTCACCAAGTCGCTGAAGTACACCCTCAAAGTAACCCCTCCAGCGAAGACAAAATCACTTCAGTACGAAGTGCGTGTCGTTGGAGCGATAACCAAGTCTTTGGGCTATGCCGTGAAGAAGTCAACTGCCATCACAAAGCAGTTGAAGTATGAGGTTCTCGCAGTTGGAGCAATCACGAAGTCATTGAGATATGCCGTGAAGGTCGTTACGGCTATTCAGAAATCGTTGCAGTATTATACGGTCAAACCGTCTCCGACTGCTATCACAAAGCCGTTGGCATACCGAGTACGCAAGACTTTTGCGATAACGAAATCGTTGGTCTATACAGTCAAATCATCCAACGAAATAACCAAAGGGATCACATATACGGTTTTCATAGAACAGGACATCACAAAAGGGCTCGTGTACGCTGTAAAAACAGTAACTGACATAACTAAGGAATTATCATACCAAGTCGTCACCACAAGGCCCGTAGAGATTACCTTGGGGCTTGTATACACAGTTTTGACTACATCAGAGGTCACAAAAGGGCTTTCTTACTCAATAACGGCCGAAATTGCCATTACAAAAGGACTCCAGTATACAGTCAAGTCGGCTCAGGCAGTCACAAAAGCACTGGCATATTCGATCCTAAATGCAGGGAATGAGATCACAAAAGCTCTGGTTTATACAGTAAAAGCTCCGCATCAAAAGACTCTCGGACTCCAGTATTTCGTCAGAGTCTATCCATATCACAAGAAGCAAACAGAGCCATACGGCCACAAAAATAAACCGTACACACAGGCTAGTTCGCCATTTATTAGAAAGGGACCGCCGTACACACGCAAAACAGAGCGTCCATATACAGCTATCCCGAAGTAATGTATAATTAAAACAACATGATCAAAGGATACACATCAAAAATTGCAATAGAGAATTACTTACTCATTGACATTGATCCATCATTTGACAGTCAGATAGATAAGTGGATCGGTGCAGTCGAGAAATACATCGACAACCAAACGGACCGTGACTTCGCCATAGCGGAGGATGAATCCGGTAGCGAGGAGGAAAGGGTCTATGACGGGGACGGGTCAAACACGCTCCGCATCGATCCGGCAGTAGAGGTCACGTCAGTCAAGCTATCACCAACTGACAACGCACTCGACGCGGAGAAGTATGTTCTCTATCCGGCAAACAAAACAGTCAAGGACAAGATAGTGCTTCGCAACCTGCGATTCCCTCGAGGACTCCAGAATATCGTAGTGGGAGGGAGATTCGGACTCGACGCTGTCCCGGCAGACATCGAGTTCGCCGCGACAGTGCTCGTGGCGGGGATTATAAACTTCGCATGGCAGAGCGAGGGCGAAGTGCAATCCATCACCATAGGTCGATACTCAGTGACGTACAAGAACCAAAAAGAGATCAGTGACTTCGAAAAGGTTCAGGAAATCCTGAAGAACAACAAACGATACACCGTATGATTGAATCACAATTTACAGAAACAGTGCAGGTGCATCGGCTCGTAGACGTGCCTGGCACCAACAAAAAAGCATTCGCGATCCACATCGCATCGCTTCGGTGTGCCATTCAACCGCTCGAGGCGGACACGACGCAGGACATTCCGGGCGGGTTCGGCAAGAGCTTCCTGATGTTCTGTCCCGTGGTCGATCTCAAAGAGGGTGACAGAATCATCCGGGATGTGGATGAGTCGGGAGATGGGAGAGAGTACCGAGTCGTGGCATCCGAGAGCTTCGACTTCCAAGGGCAGAGTCACATGGAGGTCATCATTCGCATCTTCGAATAACTATGGAACCGATCAGAATCGAGATAAAGAATATCGACGCGGTGCAGACGGTCTTCCGGGCCGCTCCGCTCAAGATGACTGACGAAATCCACAAGGCAATTCAAAGAAGCATCCTCACGATAGAGCGTAACGTCAAACGAGAAGCACCAGTGAACAAAAAACCCGGAGGCGGAAACCTGAGGCAGAGTGTTCGAAGCTCCATGCTAGGGGTGGCATCCGGCACGGTGGAGGTGGGCGCAGAGTACGGCATCTACGTGGAGGGAGGGACAAGGCCTCACCAGATCAGACCGGTACGCAAGATGGTGCTCGCGAACCGCAGGACCGGAGAGATATTCGGGAGACTGGTAAATCATCCCGGGACCAAAGCCAATCCGTTCTTCTCTCGCGGAGTCGACCAGTCGAGAGCGGACATCGATCGATTTTTCATAAAAGCTGTGCAAAACGCACTCACATAACATGATCACAAAAGACTTCATCAACGATATACGCGAGGAGATAGCCGCCAAAATACAAGGCAGTTCAACGCTTTTTCAGCACATCTCGGCATTCCCGAAAACAACGATAGACGGCTTTCCGGCCGTGATCGTCATGCTCTCGGAAAATGACGTGGCATTCGCATCGACCGGAAGCCAGGACTCCCGTAAAATCTCCCTTATTTTCAGCCTCAACGTCTACTATCCGGCGACGAAAGAAGCCGAACAGGAGAAAGCCGAGAAGGCCATGGGAGAAGCTGTCAGCGAACTCATGAGGGTATTCTGCGTTAAGAAACCCCTCACGAAGTGCGATCTGGCAAAGGTCGGGCTCACGCCATGGGGAGAAACCACGGTGGGCGAAGCCACATACCGGACCGCACAGGTCTTGCTCACATGTGCGACCTATGTTGACACGGTTTAGTTGTGCTACAATAAAGACATGAAGCGAACACCTCGAAACAAGATGATCCAAACGCGCGATGAGCGCAACAAGCGCAATAAAAAAACGCGATACTTCTTCCCGCAATACGGACGTTCTGTCGAGGCGTTCTCGCAGGAGGAAGCGGAGAGAATTATAAGCAATAAACAATAACCATTATGTCATACCTAAAAGGCGAAGATATAAATCTGGGAGTAGGAGTGGAGGAACCTCGCGGAACAGCCGTGAGTCCGACGATCTGGATTCCAGGACGCACACCAACCGGCGTCAAAGTACAGGTGGAAAAGACCCAGATCCGGGAGACAAAAGGATCGGGCATGAGTTCGCAGGGCTCGGTGATCATTCAAAAGCGATCAGAGGGCGACCTTGAATTCAACGTCAGAAACGGATCGATAGGATACTTCCTCCTCTCGCTCCTCGGTAAAGTTACAAGCGCACCGTCAGGCGATGCATACACTCACACGTTCGACATCCTCACGGGCAATCCTCAGTATCCGACATTGACACTTGCGCTCTCACAGCTCGGTCAGCAGGACTACGAGTACAAGAAAGTGCTCGTCACATCGTTCGAGCTCAAAACTCCGGTAGATGATCTGGTGAATGCCAAGGTCACATTCGTTGGAGTGGACGAAGCGGTTCACGCGGACTACACACCGTCATTCCCAAGCTCGGATTACTTCTTCCGACACTACGATGTCACGATTAAGATCGCGGATAACGTTGCAGGACTCGGTGCCGCATCTCCTCTCAAACTCAAGGAGTTCAACCTGAACATCAACAACAACGGACGAGTCAATCAGAACATCTCTGAGTTGAATCCAGGCGACGTACTCGGCATTCTCCATGAGGTCAGCGGATCGATGAAGATAGACTACGACGGAGAAACACATCACGACATCTACGTCAACAACACCTATAAGGCGTTGCAGATCACTCTCCAAAGAACGGACATAGAGATCGGGAGTGAATCACCGGCCGGAGACAATCCGAAGATTGTCATCACACTTCCGAAGATCAGCTACACAAACTTCACTCCGGACCGACCTATCGACGATATCGTTGCTCAGGGCATCGATTACATGGCTCATTACGATGAGTCAGCGGGATACGGAATCCGCGTCGTAGTGACGAACGAAATCCCCGCATACGAATCTGAAAGCTAAAAAATAACACCATGCAAATACCAACAAAAATCATAGAAACGCCGGTAGGCAAGCACAAAGTCGAGATCAAGGAATGGATCACCGGCAGGGATCGCGAGTACATCAACGAACCGATGTACAACGCCGTCCAGACAAAGCCTCGAGTTATCGCGGGCAAGCCGGACGTGGAGTTCGGTAAGTTCGATGTGCAGGGGTTCATTACGGAATCCGGGCATCGGGAGATAGAAAAATTCGTGGTGTCGATCGACGGCAACAAGGAGAAAGTCCTCGAAGCAGTCCTCGACATGCATGAGAGTGACTATGAGTTCATCAAGGACGCTATAGAAGCGATAGGTAAAAAAAAAGAAACTCTGACGTCATAGTCGCACTCTGCTTCTGGATGAACTGGACGTACGACGAGTACCTGGATCAGCCGGAATGGTTCATCCTAGAGCTCGTCAAACACCTCAAAGAGAAAGAGCAGAATCAAGAGCTCTTGAGTGGGCTCAAAAAATAAACTATGGCGACTCTTGAACAAAGACTACAAATCATTATCGACGCCCAGAACAAATCAGGCGCGGCTCTTTCTGATGTCTCAAAAGACCTAGACAAGTTCAAGAAGAATCTCGAATCATGGAAACCAGCATTCAAGGCAATGGCAGTAGCCGGAACTGCCGCCTTTGCAACAATAAGTGCAATAGGTGTATCAGCTCTCAAGGAGTTTGCAGACAGTGAAAAACAGGCAATCATAGCGAACACTGCACTTGAAAATGCTATCAATGGAATGACGAAAAAGCAGTTGATGGACTTCACTGGAGGAATGGATAATGCCAGTGACGCATTAAAATTCTTACAAGCAGAAATGAAATCAGCGGGAGAAGCGGCGATTAAATTAGGATACGATGATGACACCGCACGACTCTCGTTTGCTAAACTTTTTCAAGTCACTGGAGACGTAACACAGTCACAGAAAGACCTAAAATTGGCAATGGACTTGTCAGCTTTCTCAGGTAGGACACTCGAAGAAAGTGCAGACGCTCTAACAAAGGTTTATGCAGGACAGACTAGGGTACTAAAAGAGTTTGGAATACAAGTAGAGGAGGGCACAACAGCGTTAGATGCGCTTGACATGGTTAACAAAAGGGTTCAAGGAAGTGCAGAAAAAGCGGCTAAAAGTTTGGAGGGTCAGACCAGAATTCTTACAGAGAGATTCAACAACCTAAAAGAACAGATAGGTGCTTCTCTTGCTCCAGCCATCACAAAGTTACTAGAAAAAATCACCCCTGTTATTGAAAAGATGACAGAATGGGCAGAAAAAAATCCAGAATTGCTCGGTAAAATCATTATGGTGTCGGCCGCGATCGCAGGACTGGTGGCGGTACTCGGGACCATAGGACTGGTGCTCCCGGCGGTCATTACGGGCTTTCAACTCATGCTCGGACCATTCGGACTGGTGGTACTCGCCATCGACGCTCTTATAGCCGCAGGAGTCCTGCTCTATAAGCACTGGGACGAGGTGAAAGGGTTCGCAGTTTCAATATGGAACGGCATCGTGGACACGATCTCGAATGCCATGCTCGCAATCGCTAATTTTTTCAAGAGTATATGGGACGGCATCATTACGGCGTTCCAAACATACATTTACTTCATCGTAGGACTCTTCGCCATGATGATGGATTTGATATGGCCGAACTGGCAGGAGGGGCTTCAACAGATCGCCGCATTCTGGTCTCAAATCTGGGATGGTATAAAGAGATATTTTATAGCGGTCTGGGGAGGCATTAAGATCGTATTTGAAAGCATGAAAGGATACTTCCAGACGATCTGGGGAGCGATCGTGGCGGTATTCAACTGGGCAAAAGACGAAATCAAAAAGGTCTTCGACTGGATCAGCTCGGCCATTCAGCCGATATTCGATCTCATCGACAAGCTCATGAGCAAGCTCTCAGCCGTAGGCGGGGCAGTATCGAACGCATTCGGTGCCGTGGTGGCAAAGGGTGCAAGCATCCTCGGGGCCCGGGCAAGCGGTGGGCCGGTGTCATCCGGGCTTCCGTATCTCGTGGGAGAGCGCGGACCGGAGATGTTCGTGCCGAATACATTCGGACGCATCGCAGGCGCAGGCGTGGGAGGGATAACGATAAACATAACCGGAAACTCATTCGTCGGTGAGGAGGGAATTGCTGATCGCATCGGTCAGAGCATCATGCAAGCCATCCGGGCAAACGTGAAACTATGATCAGCATAAAGATCGACAACGTAGACCGATCATCCATCATCGAGTTCGGTTCGGTCTCAAAAATCGACGCGATCAATCAGCTCGTGGATACCCTTTCGTTCTCCATCCTCGTGCATGAGGGTCAGACGTACCGACCGGAAACAAACTCGGAGGTGGTGATGATGGACGACTCGGAGATTGTCTTCGCAGGTCGCATTTATTCTGTGGCCAAAAGCCAAGACGAACAGGGGATAGTGAGATATCAGGTGAAGTGCAAAGACTACTCCTACGATCTGGATCGCGAGCTCGTGAACGAGGGATACGAGGAGATGACGGTAGAGGACATCATCGCCGACATCATCGACACCTACGCTCCGACATTTACATACGCAAACGTGGTCTGCACACTGCCCGTGACGAAAGTGGTCTTTGATAGGATCACGGTCTCAAGCGCAATCCAGAAGCTCTCCGACCTGACCGGCTTCGCATGGTACGTGGGCTACGACAAAGACATTCACTTCTTCGAAAAGAACAGCGAACCGGCTCCGTTCAATGTGACCGACAACAACGGCAACTACATCCCGGATTCGCTCGAAGTATCAAAAGACTTCTCACAAATACGAAACAGGGTTTTTATAAAAGGCGCGGAAATTGAGGGAGAGGAACGAACAGAAGTGTTTGATGGTAACGGAGTAAAAAAGCAATTCAAACTCTCGAACAAGTTCTCGTCACTGCCGACAGTATCGGTCTCAGGCGTAAGCAAGACAGTCGGTGTAGACTTCCTTTCAAACGAGGATGACTACGATTGCTTCTGGGACTTCAATCAGCAGTACATCAGATTCAAAGACACAACCATTCCGGGATCGGGAACGAACAACATCGAGGTGACCGGACTGCCTCTCTATACGCTTATGGTGCAGGTAGAGGAACCGGTGAGCATCGCTCAATACGGGGTGTTTGAATTCGCCAAAACAGACAAGACCATAAAGTCCAGAGAGGAGGCGGTCTCACTGGCAAAGACTGAAATCCAGGCATACAAAGACGGGCTCGTCGAGGGGTCATTTGATACCTACACTCCGGGACTCCGATCGGGGCAAGTGATCCGGGTGACCTCGGACATTATGGACATAGACGAGCTCTTTCTCGTGCAACAGACATCGTTCAAGATGATATCCAAAGACCAAGGTCTCTGGAAAGTGAAGCTCGCGACGCTCCGAACGGTGGGCATTATAGAGTTCCTGATTGGACTCTTAAAAAGCGGAGAGCGTCTGATCGAGGACAAGGGCGACGTGGTACTGGAAAAGACAGTATTTCCGATAGAAACATTCACGTTCGGAGATGAGATCGCGATCAATACGGACGACGTACAGAAAGCGGAAACGCTCGAAGTCGAGGAGGCACTCTATCCGCAAGCGATAGACTTCCCGGTGCAGTTCGTTGCAGGGCCGTACGTACCGGACCCGTCAGACTCCGGAGATTATAAGCGGGTGTTCATACTCAACGGTTCTCGCCTCGGGTAAGAACGTGCTATAATAAAATCAACATGAAATCTCGAAGAACCTACAAACAAACACGAATCAAAGAGCTTGCGAAATTCACGCAAGACATAAAAGAACGGATAGGTCAAGGCATGGGATTCCTCGGAACCTACCGCGTGGAACTACTCGATGTGATCACGGGAGAAAAGCAAGTATCGTTCCATCACAACGTCATCTGCAGAGTGGGACGAACGATGATCGCGAACAACCTCACGGACCCGACACCGGACAACAACATGCTTATAACCCACGCCGCTCTTGGCGATGACGGGACGACTCCGGCCGAGGGAGATACGACACTCGGAAACGAGGTCTACAGAAACGCCATTGCGTCGAGAACGAACGTAAACAACGTCGCATATGCAACAGCGTTCTTCAATCAGACGGAAGTGACTGGGACGTTCCTTGAGGCGGGTATATTCAGCAACGGGACCGGATCGGCCAATACCGGCATTTTGGTATCGCACGTCGCAATCAACGTCACGAAGTCGAACACGCAGAAGCTCACGATCGACTGGACGTTGAATCTTCTAAGCGCATAAAAATATATGAGTACCGCACTAAAAATTTGGGCTACAGGAGATGAGGTTCTCGCCGCAGACCTCAATGGAAACTTTGAGGGTCATAAAATACAAGTGCTTGCTGGCGAGACACTTGATGGAACACCAGTACCGCAACCAGTTTGCATATTGAGTGATATTTTCCAGCGCGAATACCGCGCAGAGTCAAATCACGGTGATGTTACTGGCAACACACGACGAGCAGTAAGAATTATTCCTCGCGGAAATGTAACGTCCTCCACTATAAAAATGATACTTTCGAAGGTCGGTTCTCCTACTGGAAACCTTACTATTGAAGTTCAGACAAACAGTGCTGGCTCTCCGTCTGGAACACCAATTACAAACGGAACGTCAAACACTGTTGCGATGTCTGGTCTCACTACGAGTTATGCAGAGACCACGTTCACATTCGCTTCTGCTTTCTCGCTTTCAGCAGGTACTACTTACTGGGTTGTCTTGAAGCGTTCTGACGCAGTGAATAGTTCAAACTACGTCAAAGTACTAAGCATTACAAACGACTACGCTAGTTTTGTAGGTAAAAAATACGATGGCTCATCGTGGACTGCTGGAGACTTGATGTACTTTGATATGACACCTGCAAGCGGTTCTTCGTATACTGCGTGGAGGTCTGACGCTGACTTGGTGGGATTGCACTGGTTTGATGGTTTTGCAATATCCGACGCGGCTTCAGCAGGCAACAATGTAAGTGTACAGACGAGCGGTCTAGTAACTGGCTTTACAGGTCTTTCGCCTACAAAAAAATACTTTGTGTCCGATACTGTCGGCACAATCAGTGAAACAGTTGGTACATACGAAACAGGTGTCGGGCGTTCTATCTCCGAAACAAGTATTCTCATTGAGCGGTATTCTGACGAATATATTGGTAGTGCTAGTCTCACACAAGACAGTGCTAGTCCTTACGGTGCCTCTGGTCATACTGTATTTTTTAGTGGGGCTAGATTTTGCTCAGCAAGTGCTTCTCTTTCTGGTACTGCTGGAACATCGTCGCAAGGCAGGTACTATAAAGTAGGTCATACCTCAACTGGTGAGCAATATAGCTCCGATTATGCGGATTTTTGGTACGCAAATTATATTGCGAACTCGTCTATGAGTAATGACATGAGCAATGGTTCAAACCGCTCAATATCAGGCACTAATTACTTTTACCGATAAAGAAAACCTATGGAAACATTTATCACTTCATTACCGAATACGTTGCTGGGCTGGGTTGGGGTAGTTCTCGCTATCTTTCTCTCCGCATTGTTGACGTTTCGTACATACAAAACTGGTGTTGACAGAGCAGATGAACGTCTCATCAAGATATTACAAGGAACAGTTGCAGAGCTTGAAAAGAAGGTTGCACTTCTTGAAAATGAACAAGAACTTTTGATAAATAAAGTAAACGAGTTACAGAGAACAAACGAGACACTTGCGTCCGTGCTTCAAGGCAGAGATGAAGGTACGCTCCGTTTCCAACGAGACGTGATGGAAGCAATCCGACATCGTAACGACACACACGATTTAGTGGTCGCAACGAATAAAGCCATAATGGAGCTTGTGGCAATTCTTACAAAGAAGAATTCACGAGCTAAATAAAAAAATATATGGACATACTAAACATTTTCAAGGAGAAGAAAGGTACAGGTGCAAACATTGACCCTCGTCCTGTTGAGGAGCAGTTGAAAGACTACAAGTTTGAGGAAATAGTTGCTTCAGTGAACCCAGTCAACTGGGTAGAGAAGCCGCAAAGTCAGTGGCGCAAGTTTCCGATATTCAACCAGAACGGTTCAGGGTCTTGCGTGGCTCAAACGATGGCGAAGCTCTTGGGCGTTATGTATTGGCTCAAAAATGGCGTGTACGTTCATTTCAGCGCGACACATATCTATCAGCGAAGGTCTAACAGGCCAGCGAGCGGGATGTGGGGCATCGACGCTTTAGACATCGCCCGTAAAGGCGTGACCCTCGAAGTTCTCGCACCGTCGCAGAATATGACCGACGCGCAGATGGATTCGGCCAAAATTGAAACCTACAAACAGGAAGTCGGGGAGATTTTCAAGATTGATAACTACCTCGTCGTTGGAACAAAGGACATAGACAAGATTGCCTCAATCATTCAGACCACCGGCAAGGCAGTGATGGTTTGGTTCTATTTTGAGGATAGGGAATGGACCGCACGCCCTGTCGTGATGAACCCGAACCTTGACCTGTACGCTAGTTCTACAGCTCGCCACAGCGTTACCGCAGTAGACTATACGCTTGTTGACGGCAAGAAAGCTCTGATCATCGAGGACTCATGGGGTAGCTCCTACGGACTTGCGGGACAGAGGATCATCGACGAGGACTTTTTCAAAGCTCGTAACTGGTTCGCCGCTTATCCGATGAGCTTCGTATTCGATGAACAGCAATCAACTCCCGTAAAGCCAAGCTACACATTCAACACAGACCTCGTGTTCGGCATGACGAACAACGACGTCAAAGCTCTTCAAGACTGCCTCAAGTACGAGGGTCTCTTCCCGACGAACGCCGCATCGACGGGATACTTCGGAGCGATAACAAAGACCGCCGTCCAGAAGTTCCAGGACAAGTACAACATCGCCGTGTCAACGGACCCGGGATACGGTCGGGTCGGGCCTCGTACACGGGCGAAATTGAACGAGATTTATTAACTAACAACACGAACATGGACAACAAACTATCAATCGGAGACGCGGGATCGCTTCTCATCGGGGCAGGTCTGACAAAGCTCGATGACATCGTGCTCGCGCTCACACTCATAGGTGTAGGCGTTCTGCTCAAAGTAGGGGTAGCATGGCTTCAAAAGCAGGGCATTGACGTAAAGACGGACGTCAATAACGGCTAGTCCGGGGTGGACAAGAAGCCGGAAATCCTGCCGGAAAAGTGCTACAATATAGGGGTCGGATACGGTGGAAAGCAGACACGGAGTTGTCGGAGCGAAACCGACGCACCTATGAAAAAACACTTATTTTTTGTCGCAGTGCTCGTGGCGGGGGCATCGGCAATCACATTGTGGCCTCATACGACGGTAGAACCGGAGGCGATAGCAGATCAGACTCCGGAGAAACCTCCGGTGACGTTATCGCATCGCCAGGAGGTATGGATCAACGCACTGGAATGGTGCGAAAGTCAGGGGGTCACAACCGCCATAAACGAAGAAGACCTGGACGGGACGCCAAGCTATTACTCATTTCAATTCAAGCCGTCTACATTCAAGTTTTACGGGGAGCTCTACGGGGTCATCGAGGCAGGCGTTCCACATGAAAAGCTGATGGAACTCCTCAAGAGCCACGACCTCCAAAAAGAGATCGTCACGAACATGATCCACGATCCGGGGGTCGAATGGGAGAAGCAGTTCCCAGGGTGCGTGAAGAAGCTCGGGAGGCCTCCCAAGGATTAAGAAAAGTGGTATAGTATTTTTATTATCAGCTAACAAGAAAGACCATGGTATACACAACTATCACTGCCGAGATCGCCAAGAAGTGCCCGGAGCTCTCCGAGCGCGTTGGTGAAACGATCTCCAAGGAAGAACTCGCAGGGATCGTTGGCAAGTATCAAACGGTAACGGGACCAAAGCCGGTCGCGAAGCCGAAGAAGAAAGCTCCGGCCAGCGAAAATCGACAAGGAAAGCCAGGTAGGCTACACTAAGGGGGAGGTTTTGCATGGGCCTCATCGCTTCGTGGTTCTTGTTGGTTAGGGAGAAACCGCTCGAAAGGGCGGTTTTTCTCATACCTGAATGACGGAGAAAAGAATCGCTACAGGGAATTTTGCTACCTATACTGAGTTTTGTTCTATGTGTATTGTTAATGTTCACCCCGTGAACATGGGCATGTCCACCAGGTGAACATGGACACCATGTCCACGTCGTGAACATGGACTTTATAAGGGGCGGGGCAAGGAGGCTTACAGACGGAGTTATCAACAGCTGTCATTTTACGGGGTTATAAAACTTTTATAATATAGACAGTGTAAAGGTCGATAATTAGAAACCAATAAGAATCAAAAAAACCATGCAAGGATTGATGCTACATCGAGGGACTCATGAGATGAAGCGATCGGAGATCGCAAAACTAGAAACTCCGGAGAGTACCGAGACCTGGAAACCGGTACCTCACATCGAGCTCCTCGAGACAATGACCAGGGTTCTCCGCAAGGAGGGCATATGGGTAGAGCAGGAACAGTTCGGAATCGGGAGAAAGGGACTCCTTATGTTCTGGGTGTCGAAGCTCAAGTTCACGACGGGAAGCCCGTTCGGGAACGACGGGACCGCGACCTTAGGCATTAGGCAGGCTCTCAACAAAACGATGTCGATCCAGATATGCGCCGGATTTACGGTGTTCGTCTGCGACAACCTCGTCTTCCGAGGCGACATGATCGCGCTCAGGCGAAAGCACACATCGGGGTTAGACCTTGAAGCGGAGATCACGGAGGCGGTAGGAAAGCTCCGGGATCACTTCGGCATCCTCAACGATGAGATGCAGACGCTCAAAAAGACATCAATAAGCGACGAGAAAGCAAAGGCGGTGATGTTCGACATCTTCTCGAAAGGGATCATGCCGAAAAAGTTCATGGAAGAGGTTAGAAACAATTTCGAGAATCCGATACATCCGGAGTTCCAAGCGAGATCAATGTGGTCGCTCCATAACGCATTCACCAAATCAGCAAAAAAGATGCCGATCACGACGCGCTTCCGCGCGACGCAGGAGATCGGGAAATACTTCGGCCTCACGACGCGATAGGCATCGGGGGCTTTTATCAACAAAAAAACACCATGCAAAACACTAAGATAGCAATCTGGATCATCGTCTTGATCACCGTCATGGGTCTCATCCTCTGGTGGACAAACCAAAGGGACGCGAAGCTCATGGAGTGGGCGGACAAATACGAAGCGTGTGTGGCGGAGCAATACCACACGACACCGTCAGCGTGGTACGCGGATCACGGATCATATCCGGAGTGCTATGTAACAAACGACAATGAACCTAAATAAAATTCAGATCATCGGGCGTCTGACAAAACAGCCCGAACTGCGGTTAACACCGAGCGGAACGCAGGTATGCACATTCTCGGTAGCAACGAATCACGTCTGGAAAAATGACGGAGGCGAGAAGCAGGAAAAGGTGACGTTCCACAACGTAGTGACGTTCGGCCGGACCGCCGAGGTGATCGCGCAGTACTTCGTCAAAGGTCAGGAAATCTACATCGAGGGTCGTCAGGAACATGAGACCTACGATAAGAAAGACGGATCGGGCAAGGGGTATAGATCGCAGATCATCGCAGAGCGGTTTGACTTCGGACAGAAGCCAAAGGGCGAGGTCGATGAGCAATTCGATAACTATGGAAAAGAGCCGGAGGGAAACTCGGGAGAGGAGTTCAACCCGGATGACATTCCGTTCTAACCATGAAGCTCTTCGTAGCAAACGCAACATGCGACTGGGGAATCATCTACAACGACGTTCAGATCAAAGCGAGCTCGTTCGGGGTGGCGTTCCGGAGGGCGGGTGGAATGGCTTACAAGAAAGCGCGGAGGCGTCCCAAAGAGATCAGCATTAAAGTGAGGTACGTCGGAAGCGTTGTAGTCGCAAAGGCAGATGCCCCGAGTGCGACGTAGGGACAGGATCACGGCATCGAAAGGACTGTGAATTACTAAATGAAAAAATCATCATGGACACAATAGAAAAAGCAATCGGCAACGTGAAAACATTCAGTTATAAAAAAGACATGGTCAACCTGAGCTTAAACCTCAATCCGGACAGCAAGACGGACATGGAGGACTTCAAGGAGTGCCTCGAGGCCGCTCAAAAAGACCTGGTCGAACTTATCCAAGCAACGGTAGAGAAAAAGTAACATGGAAGCATCAGACAAATCGCGCGTAGCGGTACTACTGTTCTGCATCTTCCTCGGCGGGTTCGGAGCGCATCGCTTCTACGTCGGGAAGATCGGCACCGGATTCCTGTACCTCTTCACGCTCGGACTCCTCGGAGTCGGCACACTGGTCGATTTTATTCGAATCTTAATCGGATCATTTGCGGACAAACAAGGACGCAAGGTGACAAATTGGTAATATGGCTACACTAAAAATAGAGCACGATGTCGAGAACAGCCACGAGGCGATAGAGTTCCTCGGGTACGTCGTGGGCCGGATCGAGCAGGGATACATCAAAGGGCAGGGGTGGGAGTACGAAACGGGCTACACTCCGGGCAACGTATTCACTCCACCGATTCCAGGACCGGTCATGGATGGGCAGGAATCGAAAGAAACAAGCGAATCCGAGGGGTTAGAGCCCGGGGACGGCTCAGAGGTCGAAAACGAGGGTAACGCAACCCAGGGAGGCTCCCAGGAGGCCACAGACGAATCATAAGAGAAAGGCCCCCAATCCGTAGAGAGGGGGCCAGGTGGGTTGGCAGACCGGTCTAACGGGATAACCTTCCGAGGGTTGTGCATCCGCAAGCGGAGCACGGGATGACCGGTCTGCCAAGAGGAAAGAACTACAAGAAAATTATACACCCGCTAGGGCAAGACAAGCAATGTTCACATTACGAGAATATCAAAAAAAGGCGGTCGATAAGGGAGTGGACTTCTTCCTGAACGGCGATCACGAAGATCATCCGATAATTGTAGCTCCAACAGGCTCAGGAAAAAGCATCTACATCGGCCACATGGCGAACGCTCTCAAGGAGGGCGTCCTCGTCATTCAACCGAGCAAGGAACTGCTCGAGCAAAACTATGCCAAGTATATCGCCTACGGAGGCGAGGCAAAAATCTACTCGGCGAGCATGAAGCGCAAGGAGGTCGGGCATGTGACGTTCGCGACCATAGGGTCGATCACAAAAAAGCCGGAACTCTTCGCGCATGTGAAGTACATCATCATCGACGAGTGTCATCTGGTGCCGCCATTCAGCGGTTCCATGTTTATGAACTTTCTCGGTCAGATGACGGATGTAAAAGTGCTCGGGCTTACGGCGACGGCGTTCCGGCTCAAGACATACCTCGATCCTTGGACCAACAGACAATTCTCTATGCTCAACTTGCTTACGCGAGAGAGGCCGAGATTCTTCAATAGGTTTCTGCACATCACTCAGATCAAGGAAATCTACGATCAAGGGTTTCTCTCACAGGTCAGGTATCACGAAGTGCCGTGGGATAACGAACGGCTCATCGCCAACTCAACCGGCGCGGAATACGACGAGGAGGTCGTGGATCGGGAAATAAAATTGCAGATGGTCTACGAACGCATCCCGGGCATCATCGAAGCATCGAAAAAGAAAGGCAGAAAGTTCCGGATCGTGTATGTGAAAAATGTAGTGGACGCAGAACTGCTCGCGACGCAGGTGCCGGACTCGGCCGCCGTCTCGGCAAAGACACATCCAAAGGACCGGGCGCAGATCATCGAGAAGTTCCGGCGGGGCATCATCACGACGGTCTTCAATGTCGGGGTGCTTACGATAGGGTTTGACTTCCCCGAGCTCGACACGATCATCATCGCCCGGCCGACCATGAGCATGGCCTTATACATGCAGATGATCGGCAGAGGCATACGACCGCACCAGAGCAAAAAGGACTGCTTCGTGGTGGACATGTGCGGGAACTACTCCCGCTTCGGCGAGATAACAGACGTGGAATATCGGCTCAATCCAAAGGGCAAGTGGGCAGTGATGAGCAAGGAAAGGCAGATAACAGGGGTACCGCTCGAGCCTTGAGTTATCAACAGGATGATTAGACGCAAAACTATAAATCATTTATAATAAAGAGGTCATGGAAAACGCGGTCGATAAAGTTAAAAGAAAGCTCTGGACGTTCGCATACTCCGTCAAGGATGTGTCGGATATCCCTGGGCTCGAATACGATCTACTCGTGGATCAAAAGTACCAAGTCAAGGTACTGAAAGCGGGCGCGGACTTCGAAAGAGTCCCGAAGCGCATCGTGGTCGCGATGGTAGACGGGGATGAGATTCGGTACCACATTTGCCGAGGAGGCAAGTGTTGGGAGGAGACATCTCCGCTCAAAGCGTTTCCAAAGGTCGATGACGAAACTTAATCAACAACAACAACGAAACGAACCATGCAAACAACAGAAGTAATACCCGCAGAGGAGGTTGCGGTCGTAAAGACCAAGATCGAAGCGATGCGGGAGCAGGTGCTCGCAATCAAGGTGACTTCGCAAGAGGAGTTGACAGCGGTCGCAGAGCACATCGGGAACGTAAAAAAGATGAAAAAGTTTGTGACGCAAGAGCGTGACAAATACATCACTCCGGCCAAGGAGATCATCTCCAAAGCCAAAGAACAATACGATCCCTACATCACCGCGTGTGATGAAGCAGAAGCAATCCTCAAAAGCAAGGCGCAGACATTCATGCTCGAGGAGAAGAAAAAGGAGGATGAGCTGAAAGCAAAAGAGATTAAAAAAGTAGAGACCGGCTACCAGAAACCGGAAACGGCCGCCAAGAAGATCGAAGCGATCCCGGAGGCCAAGAAAACAGTCGACGCAGGGACATCGAAGCTGACCATGAAGATGGTCAGGGACTATCGCATCGTCGACGAGAAACTCATCCCGGATGAGTATTACAAACCACGCGAGCTTGATCTGGTAAAGATCAGGAAAGTCGCACTCGCAGGGGTGTCGATCCCTGGAGTTGAGATATTCGAAAAGCCGGAGATGGTATCAAAGGCATCATAACCATGCAAAACAACCAACAAGAACCGGAGATTATCAAAGATGAGAAACCGGAGACAGGCATCACGGTGCACGATCAACCGATGCCGGTGTCGGCATATAACCTGCCGACAGAAAAACAGATCGCCGAGTACGAATCATTCCTCAAGAACTACGACGCATTCGTCAATCGAATGCTCAAGGACGGAATCGACTACGGGACCATACCGGGAGTCGATAAGCCGACCTTGCTCAAGCCAGGGGCCGAGAAGCTCGAGAAGTTCTTCTTCCTCCGAAGCCAGAAGTCCTGCGTCTTCAAGGAAGTGGCGGACGACGGATCATTCATCAAGTACACCTATCGCACAACGGTCTATAACAAGAGCGGTCAGGTGGTAGCGACGTGCGAGGGAACATGCAACAGCAAGGAAAAGAAGTACCGATACACGACGGTCTTCGATAATCAGGCAACGCCTGAACAGAAGAAGATCGGAGAGAAGCAGGAACGCATTTCAAAGGCCGGTAAGAAGTACACGGTCTACGTGATCGAGAGAAAGGACTTCTATGACCTCGAGAACACGATCATGAAGATGGCTCAAAAGAGAAGCTACGTGGGAGCGATCCTCGAAGCAACGAACTCATCAAGCCGATTCACTCAGGACGTGGAGGACGTGGAGGACATGGACATCCAGGTAGACTACTACGAAAGCGCAAAGACTCCTGCAAAGGCCGCCGCCAAAGAGGCAGGCAAAGTGACGACGGTATTCGAAACGGCAAAAAAGAACCTCGCTCTCCTCAAGGACAAAGCGACGCTTGAAGATTACCGCAAGAAGATCGGGAAGTCAGACAAGTATAAGGACGAGGAAAAGGTCGAGCTCCTCAAGATCATCGACGCGCAGATCGCCAAGACGAAAACAAAATGAGGCCTCGGGAATACCTCTCATACACTCAAAAATCTCTCTGGAAGAAGTCGCCCGCTCAATACAAAGAAAAGTATCTGTTCGAGGGAGCGAAGTTCGTCACCAAAGAGATGGCGTTCGGAAAACGAATGGCCGTCGCTCTCGAAGATGACGAGGCATCCGGAGATCCGCTACTCGATCTCATGATCGCGCAGATACCGAAGTTCGAGAAGATGGAGTATCCGGTATCAGCGGAACTCATCATCGCAAATGACAGGGTGCCTCTCTATGGGCAGATCGATACATGCAAGATAGACCTCTCTGGGTTCAAGGAATATAAAACCGGCAAGAACGGATGGACCCAGAGGAGAGTCGATGAGGATGAGCAGATCACGTTCTACGCGACGATGATATACATCCTCACGAAGAAGATACCGAACGACATCGAGCTGGTCTGGGTCGAAACTAAGGATGGATACGAAGTGGGAGAGATCGTCTGCACGGGACGGATCGAGAGATTCAGGACCAAGCGAAGCATGGGTCAGGTCATCAATGAGATGGCCGACATGAAGCGAGTGTGGAGGGAGATAGGCGAGATGTGCGAAAAAGAACTGCTATGACGACAAAATACTATAACTGCAAAGTGTGTCGAAGTGAGTGGGAATTCATCCCAGAGGATTACAAAAAAGACTCGTATCCTGCGAAAAAATGTATGGCTGAAAAATATCAACACGAGCAATGCCCTACATGCATGCAAAACCTCAGCTACGAGCTCGAGATCGACAAAGGAACGACTGAAATCGTCAAAGGAGTGGCAAGAGCGATCAAGGAAAAAGGAATCAACTGTGTGCATATAGCGAAAGAAGTGCTCGCAAAAGGATATATTACGGTCGGTCAACGATTGAACGTATCCCGGCCGAAAGCTCACGGGCTTATTGCCAAAGTAAAAGGACAAGCAGGAAACTACTGCCTCACGGACAAAGGGCTCTCATTCCTCAAAGGAGAGCCGATTCCGAGACTGACGATCATCAAAAAGGCAACTAGGAACCAAGCATCCCATGTCATCGCTCACAGCGAGGACATGGTCACGATCTCACAAATTGATAATGGATGGGGAACGTACTGGAGTGCCAACGGGTACGACATCAAAGAGGGCCGAGTTATCACGACTCCGGCTGTGAAAAGCAATCCGGAGTATCAAAAACAACTCATATGATCATGTGGAACCTCGAACGAGCGGACAAAGAGTTCTCGCTCTACATACGACGGCGCGACAGGCGGTGCATGAATCCGCTCTGTCCGAACGGGTACTCGCACGGGGCTCCGATAGCGGTGCTTGAGAACTCTCACTTCTGGCCGAGAGGTGATCTCATAGCGAGATTTGATCCAGAAAATTGTATAGCTCTCTGTCACGACTGCCATGTGATGTGGGAGAACAACAAGCAAGGAAAGTACCGAGAGGTAATGATCCGATGGCTCGGATACCGGAAGTACAAAGCTCTGCAAAAGAGGGTAGAAGATTATAAGTATAAAAACATCCCGCACATGACGCTCTCCGGGGCGATCAAAGCATGCAGGGAGTTCCTGACACATGAAAAAGGGAAAACAACGAGCTCCGTATCTTAAGCTCGATATCCGGCCGGTGATTCAGAAGTTCGACATGAACTCGATCCGCCCGGACGCGCTTGAAGACATAGAAAACATCGAAAATCCGCGAGTCGAGATCGAGATACTGGGTGAAATTACCACAACAATGGCACTCGAGGTCGCGAGGGCTGTAGAAAAAGTGATGAAAGAACATGGCAAAACAACTCAAGGATAGGACAATCTACCCGGCATGGGACTGCGGTGTTTTCAACAACAAGGTCGTGATCAAAGACCGGCAAGCGTTCGACAAGCACCTCATCCCATTCGAGGGCAAGGACAACCTACAACTCATCATCAAGCGAAAGGTCAAAGGCAGATCGAGGCAGGAGGAGAAGTTCTATCACGCCGTAGTGGTGCGAATGATCGCCGCTCACATGGATATAACGGACCAGGAGGCGCATGACTTCCTCAAAAATCTCTGGCTCAAGAAAGAAGTCAGGCAGAAACTCCAGGACGGGAGGGTCGTGAGGTATGAACGGACCGGATCAACGACTGAGCTCGGGGACAAGGCATACCGGGAGTACTGGCAAACATGCATAAAGTGGGCCGCGCTCCCAACCAAAGACGAGGGTCTGGGGCCGGATAGTGGGTTAGGTTTGGTTATTCCATATCCAAACGAGGTATGGTATGATGAATATAATGAAACAGGAAATTCAGCGTAAAAAATGGGATGAAAAATACAGAGAAACTCACAGAGAAAGAGTGAGAAAACAACAACGTGCATGGTATAGGAGGAACATAGAAAAGGAGAAAGAGAGGTCGAGAATGAAACACCAAAAACAGATGATGGAAAATCCAGAAAAGGTCAGAGGATATTATAGGAAATACAGCAAAACGGCAAAAGGGAAATATCAGGCATACAAAAAGAACGCAAAAAATAGAGGAATAAAATTTGACATAACGATAGAACAATTTGTTGAAATTATATTAAAGCCATGTCATTGGTGTGGACGGTCAGGAGTTTATATGGGGATTGACAGGTTGGTTAATAGATATGGATATTCACTAAAAAATTGTCGACCATGTTGCTCGATGTGTAATCACATGAAAAGGGACTGGTCACCCGATCAATTTATACTCCAAATAAAGAGAATACAGAGACACTGGGACGGCAGGGACGAGTACATGTCCAAGGTCTAGGATACTAAACTGTAGGGTGTATATAAGATATATTTATATTTCAAAGAAAAATTAGAGAAAGAAGAAGAAACCGCATTATAAGATTGTTGATATTGATGAGATTATAAATACTAATTAAAAAGATGACCCACGAAGAATTAAAAAAGAAGATATTGGAGGGGTTTGAGGAATGGTGGGATAGTTTTCGCCCCACAGACAAGATGATGCCAGATTTTTATGACATTAAGTCATTCCTCTCCTCCGCCCTTAACCAAGCTCGCCAAGAGACGCTGGAGGAGGTAAAGAAAATTATAGAAGAAATAAAATCAAATCCACCAGAATATCCAGTGGAAACGCCAGTAGATGAAATAACAGACAAACTCAATGAAGCAATGAGGAATGGGGCGAAAATTGGATATTCTGATGCCTTAGAAGACCTTCTCTCCAAATTGGAGGAATTGGGATAAAATAAATATATTAAAAAAAGAGCGACTTTACAAACCTAACAAGGATTTATGTCTCACAAAGAAGAAAAAAAGGAAATAGAATTTCTTAATAAAATAAAAGAAGAGCAAATCAAGAAATTGGTTAATGTTGGTTTTACCAGAGAGCAAGCGGAGGTTTTGTTGCAGATTATAGATAACAAGGTATTTAGCGGCGGTTTAGTTTAGTTTATGCTATGATTATTCTGGAGGTTCTATGCTCAATACAAAAAATAACAA